GGTCAAGGAGTGGAACGAGAAGATCGCCGCCATCTGTCCCGAACAGGTATTCAAGTTCATCACCAATCCCCTCTACTTCACATCGCAGTCGGTAGATACGCAGCGGTCGATGCTCTTCCGTATGGCCGGAGGTATCACCGACGAGGAGATAGCCGCCGGAAATGCCGATTTTGCGGCCCTCCTTGCCTCGCTCACGGGTAAGACGATGGAGGAATACAAGAAAGAGATCGCCGCGAAAAAACGCCGTCTGAAAACCGAAATCGAGGCCATTCCCGAACGTATCGACGAACGCCGCCGCGATGTGCCGGAGGCGGAGGATTGGGCGGCCCTCGAAGAAGAACTCCGCCAAAAACAAGAGGCACTCGCAAAGGTCGAGGAACAGATTAACGACGCATCGAAAGCCTATGCCGCCGCGAATGAGGAACGGCTTGCAACGGTGCGCAAAATCAGCGACCTGAAAAACGAACGGCTGGCCCTCGAACTCAAAATCAAGGACGAAGTACAGGCCCTCTACCGTTCCGACAAGGCCAAGCAGCGGGCCGCTGCCGAGGATTTGGAGCGGGCGAAGCGCGACAAAGCCGCCGCCGAGCGCGACCTCGCCAATGCCCGCCGAGAGGTAGAGGTATGCACCGATCGCCGCGCCGAGCTTATCAAGCAATGGCAATCAATCAATGCCCGCAAGCTCGTATTCGATGAGAACGAGTTTATTTGCCCGACCTGCAAGCGCCGTTTCGAGATCGAGGAGATCGAGAGCCGCCAGCAGGAGATCACCGAAAACTTCAATCGCCGGAATGCCGCCGACCTCGAAGAGAACAATCGTCGCGGCAAGGAGAACAAACTCCGCATGGAGGAGGTGAATCAATATATCGGGGAAATCGAGGAAAAGATCGCCGAACAGGTATCTATCATCTCCGAAATCGAAACGAGCGGCATCCTCACGGCAAAACTCATCGAACCCGACGCCACCCCGACCATCGCGGCCAATACCGAGTATATAGCACTCGGAGAGCAAATCGCAAAACTCGAAAAGGAAGTTTCGCAGCCCATAGCTGCCGCAGAGGATAATTTCTTGCGCGAGGGCCGCAATTCGCTCGTCGCCGGAATCGACGCGCTCAAATCGCGGCTGATGAAGCGCGAGCAGATCGAGAAGAACAACCAGCGCATCGCCGAACTCGAAAAATCCCTCCGGATGCAGTCGGAAGAACTCGCGCAGTTGGAGGGCATAGAGTTCACGATGGCGGCATTCTCGAAAGCCCGCACGGAGGCCATCGAAAGCAAGATCAACGGGCTGTTCGACTTCGTGAAGTTCCGCCTCTTCGAGACACAGATCAACGGAGGTGAAGTGGAAACGTGCGAAGCAATGGTGAACGGCGTGCCGTTCTCCGATGCCAATACCGCAGGGCAATTCAACGCGGGTATCGACATCATCAACGCGATATGCCGTTTCGAGGGCATTTCCGCCCCGATTTTCGCCGATGGTTCGGAGAGCGTCAATACCCTGCATCCGACACAATCGCAGGTTATCCGCCTGTTCGTATCGCTCGACGACAAGCTCGTCATCAAACACAACGGGAAACCGGCTCAACCGCAGAGCCTTTTCGACTAATAATCATTCACTTAAAATTCAACGCAATTATGAAAACCGAAGAACAGAAAAGCGCATTTATCCTCCGCGTGGAGGAGATGGTAAAAGAGATCGAAACGCTGATGCAGGAGGGGGGGGGCAATGAGAGGTCTTGCATCCTCCTCGTAAACGAGAAGCCGCAAGACAGCGACATGACTACCCAATGTATAGCGATCATGGGAAGCGGCAAAAGGCTGATCGAAAGCATGTCCGTATTCATCGAACGGCCCAACATGGCAGAAGTCGTGTCTCTCGGTGCAAAACTCGCCGCTCTTAAAAAACTCGCAGAAAATTAACATTCAAAATCAACTTTACAATGAATCAAGCAATAGCAAAGCAGGATCGCCCCGTCGATCTGCTCAAAGCAACAATCAATGCTCCGTCGGTACAGGAGCAGTTCAAGAACGCCCTCGGCGAACACAAGGATACGTTCGTCGCATCGCTCATCGACCTCTATACGGGCGACCGGTCGTTGCAGACCTGTAAGCCCTCGGTAGTCATCGCCGAAGCACTCCGCGCGGCGACCCTCCGCCTGCCTCTGAACAAGGCCCTCGGTTTCGCCTACATCGTGGTTTACAACAACTCGGTAAAACAGGCTGACGGCTCATGGGTCAAAGTCCCTACACCGACGTTCATCCCCGGCTACAAGGGCTATATCCAGCTCGCCATGCGAACGGGGCAGTACCGGACGATCAATGCCGATGTAGTCTATGAGGGCGAAGTCCGCAAGGTGAACAAGCTCACGGGAGAGATCGCTTTCGACGGCGAAAAGACCTCCGACAAGATCATCGGCTACTTCTGCTATTTCGAGCTGCTCAACGGCTTTTCCAAGACGCTCTATGTAACCGTCGAGGATATGGCCGCCTACGCCAAGCGGTATTCTCCCTCCGTGAAGAAAGAAACGACCGTCGCGCAGCTCATCGCCAAAGCCAACGACGGCATCATCGGCAAGAAAGTCGGATGGGAGGGCAACTTCAACGACATGGCTCTGAAAACGGTGATTCGCCGCCTGCTGTCGAAATACGGCTATCTCTCCGTCGAGATGCAGAACGCGATGGCTCACGATGTCGAGGATGAGGCCATGTCGAACCGCAACGACACGCTCGATAATGCCGCAGCGCAGACGGTCGATCTCTCGGCAACGGAATACGAGGAGGTCGATACGGAAACGGGGGAAGTCAAGGAAACCGGATCGGAGCAGGCCGCACCCGCTCCTGCACCTGAATACTGATCTGACGGCACGAGAGTATGATCTTGAAATGTTTGGGGAGTTCATCACGGGGCAACTGCTACATCCTCGAAGCGGCCGATGAAACTTTGATCGTCGAGGCGGGAATACCGATGCGCGACATCAAAAAGGGTCTCGGCTGGCAGCTCGGCAAGGTGGTAGGATGCCTCGTATCTCACCGACACGAAGATCATGCAAGGTCGTTGAACGACTTTCTCACCTGCGGCATCCGCGTACTGGCTCTCGCCGATGTATTCGACGCCGCCAATCCGAGAAATCGCGTATTCTGCAAGATAATCGAACCGATGCACGGCTACAAAGTGGGAGGCTTCAAGGTCTTCGTACTGCCGGTCGTCCACGATGTGCCGTGCGTCGGGTTCGTCATCGAGCATCAGGAGATGGGACGCCTGCTTTTCATCACCGATACGATGATGCTGGAATACCGGCTGCCGAACCTGAATCACATCATGATCGAGGCGAACTACTCCGATGCAATCTTGCAGCGCAATATCGACAGTGGGCGGATGCCTCCCGCCATGCGGGGACGGCTGCTGGGTTCGCACATGGAATTGCAGACGACGAAAGAGATTTTGCGGACGACCGACCTATCGGCGGCAAATGAGGTGATTTTACTGCATCTCTCCGACGGCAACAGCAATGCCAAAGGATTCGCCGAAGAAGTTCGGCAAATCGCCGGAAAACCGGCATATATCGCCCGTGCAGGATTGGAGGTCAATCTCGATAAAATGCCCTACTGATATGCGACCCGTGCCGAACGATATAGTTTCAACGCTGATCCGCTACCTGCCGCAGATACTCGAAAACGTGCAGATAGACAGCGGAAATACGCGGCTCATCAATGCCGTAAGACTGACAAAAAGGATTATTCCACGATTAAAGAAAATTGAGAATGAAAAAAATACCAAACCCTAACGGAAACAAATTCGTCTTGCCAAAGGGATATACTGACCTCGGATGGCAACTCGATTTTAATGCTTCCGAACTAAAAAAATGTAGGGAAGCCGGGCATATCCGGCGGAAGTTCGATAATTCCAAATACCTGTATCGGTGTAACGATGTGGTATATATCTGCGATCAATGCAAGAATGTACACCATGTCGATATGAGTGATTAAAAAATCGAATGCAATGCTGATAGTAAAGCAGGACAAGACCCGCAAGGAGGAAGAGGGACAGATATTCGTCGAACTCACGATTTACCGTGATGTCAGGAATATCGCAGACTGCAACCGCCTCGGATATTGGTGCGACAAAGCGCATCTGTCGCACTTCATCATGGAATGCGCGAAATGTTTTACGCAAGACGAATTAAAAAACATACTGAAAATGAACGGAAACAATATTTACATCGAGAAAAACAACCTGCTCGATGCCTACAAGAAAGGCAATGCCGATAACAAGAAGATGCTCGAAAATCTCTTCGGCAAGGAGATGTTCCGCCCGAAAAACATCATGGAGCGCATCAAGACCTTTGATGACGCATTCAAGGAACTCGGCGAGCACCATCCGCTCGTAAAAGAATACCACAAACGGCATCTGTTCCTCGAAGACGATTCGGATATTAGCTCCGATCTCGTAGCCTACCTCAAACTCCGCATCATTACCGCCGCTCTCAACGAGGGTTGGACACCGCAGTTCACCGAGGACGAATACCGCTACTTCCCGTGGTTTTGGCTCTACACCAAGGAGGAGATCGCCAAGATGGACAAGGAGGAGCGCAAGAAAGTTGTCCTGTTCGGCGGTGCTGCGTATACCGGCGCGTTTGCCGGTTTTGCGTCTGCGACTTCGCTTCACGCGCCCTCGCTTACGTATGCGTCTGTCGGGTCTCGCCTTTGCTTCAAATCGTCCGCGCTGGCGAAATACGCAGGTGAACAATTCGCTGAAATCTACTTTGCTTTCGTGGGGAAATAGATGATGGGAGGATGGATAAAAATATATCAAACCATTCGGGAGCATTGGATATGGAATGATCCGCGAAAATTGAAGTGGTGGATCGACCTGCTGATGCTCGCCGAATGGAGAGATAGCAAACGCCTTGTTGGATCAGACCTCGTAACCATCAAACGGGGGCAATTGATCGCATCCGTCCACTATCTCCGCGAGCGGTGGGCATACAAAGATGACAACGGGGTGCAGCGCAAGCCGTCCGAGCATACCATCCTCAAATTTCTATCTCTCCTCGAAGCAGATCAGATGATAAGCCGCGCGAAACACCCTGCCACCCGTGCAACGATGATTACGATAGTTAATTACGATGATTACCAGCAGAATAGCACAGCAGGATGCAACGAGGGCAGCAACGACCCCTGCAACGACGGGTGCAACGATCCCTGCACAGAAGATAAGAATAATAAGAATATAAAAGACAATAGAGAGGGGAAAAGTGGAAAAAGCGAAAAACGCTTTTCCCCGCCCTCTATCGAGGAGGTTGATTCTTATATCAGGGAAAAGGGGTACACGGTGGATGCCGAGCGATTCGTGAACTTCTACGAGAGCAAGGGATGGTATGTCGGCAAAAACAAGATGAAAAACTGGCGTGCGGCGGTGGCAACATGGCAAAAAGAAGACAACAAACGAAATGGGATCAATCAACAAAGATCATGTGATAAACGTCGAGGGACTGAGGCGACAGCTACTCGCCCGGAAGACTACGAGGGGAAATTTTAAGTGGTCGGTGAGCTTGAAGCAGGCAGCGGACATTCTGCTGGCAGCATATCAGGCGGAAGTCGAATACCGCCACCGCAGGTTCATCGAGGACAAGGCGACCAAAACCAACATCGAACGGCTGGCCGCATTCCTGATCCGCGACGATGCCAAGTTCGGGGTAATGCTCTGCGGCGTACCCGGCAATGGTAAAACAACTCTCCTGTATGCCTTTCAGTCGGCGGTGAATTGGCTCAACGACATAGGGCATTTCGAGGGCAAACGGGCCGGTATTCGGATCGTCGATGCAAAGGAGGTAGTTATGCTCGCAAAGGATTTCGAGGCATTCCGTAACCTACGCAATATGCCGATGATCGCCATTGAGGACATGGGGCGCGAACCGATAGAGGTTCTCGACTATGGGAACATCCTCAATCCGGTTGTCGATATGCTCGAATATCGCTACAACATGCAGCTCTTCACGTTCATCACGACCAATCTCACGAAATCGCAAATCCGCGAGAAGTACGGCAACCGCATCGCAGACCGATTCAACGAGATGCTCGAAGTCATCATTTTCAAGAATGAGACCTATCGGGACAAATGAAATTAAGGCGATTTGCCGCGAGTTTCAGGTAACGGCGATAAGATGGTCGGATAATCCGAAATAATGCGGCATATCGCAGAAAACAGAGCAAAGACACAAAATTCAACGCAATGGGGACAGAAGTAAAATTAAAACGGGAGGCAATCGAGCGACGCATCGCCGAATTGGAGGGCAAGATGCCCGACATCCAAGCCTCCAAAGAGGGAGCCGAAGCGCGGGCAACGATCCGCAGGCTGAAAGCGCGGCTCAAAACCTATCCGCAAGAGCCGAAAAAGCGGATTTACAAAGTCAAGGCCCGATTCATTTTCGACGGCGTTTTCGAGATTCGCGCCCACACTCGCAAAGAGGCCGTGCAGATGGCAAAAATCGGATGCGGGATGAACATCGGAGAAATCCACACCTGCTACGGGACTGACGTAGATTGGGAATTTGATTGCAAACCGGATAAAATCGTGAAATAACCGATACCATGACACAAGACGAATTTGACGCACTACGATTTTGCGCAGGCATGATCGCAGAATACAGAGGAAGCTGGTATAAAGTCATATCATGCAACTTTCCCGAACGCTTATTTGCCTTATGCGATGACAGCGGAATTGATGCAGACGACCCGATGTGGGTGCGTTGCGAAAATGTTTCACAAGTAAGATATAGTTAATCATGATTCACATAGGAGCTATCAGGAAAATATTTCGCGGCTGGCGCATCCTCATCTGCGCATGGGTGGACGACAATAGCCCGCTGAAATCGCAGTTTTTCATGCTCTTTCGCGGCGATAACGGGAAAGAGTACATCAGGATCGGAAAGGGGTACGACCCCAAGACAGACACCTACCCACGCATGGTCGTTACGCGCTGGTCGATCATCCGGTATGTCGGGGAACGCCATTGGGAGAAATCCTTTGTGTGGTTCGGCCTCGGTAAATTCATGGACGGCAGGGATATGTAATAATCAATAATTCAACGCAACTATGAAAGAGAATAAAATCAGTATCGAAATCACCGCTGACGGTTGGAAAACCGATGTAACGATCAACGGCAAAACCTATTCCGAACGGCATATCGGACATTATGGCAGCTCGGAGTGCGTCGAGGGGAACTTTGAAGAAGATGATGAAATCCCCGAATCAATCTACGATGCGCTCAACGACTTTTTCTGCTTCGGCTGCCAACAGGCATTGGCGCAGTTTGAAATTGAAGAGGGAATCGAGGAGGAATAGTCATGGAGATCAAACCAAAATTTCAGTTCGTCGAGGGTAGTTTCGATACCCAACGGGTAAAACTACTCTGCATACCGGATGATAATCACGGACGGGTCGATCTCTGCATCAAAGACCCCGACTGCGGATGGAATATCCCTATCGGCCAAATAAAGCTATTCAGCCGCGATTTGTACCGCGACTTCAAAGAAACACTACCCGACGCTACGAAACTCGGAGAAGAGATCGCACGTCGATGGAATGAATGCGAAACCAAAAAATAAGGCGATATGAAACTGCTATACATCGACTTATTCTGCGGAGCTGGCGGAACCTCTACCGGCGTTGAGAACGCTCGCCATGATGGACGGCAATGTGCAAAGGTCATCGGGTGCGTAAACCATGATGCAAATGCGATTGCCTCTCATGCCGCTAATCATCCCGACGCGCTGCACTTCACGGAGGATATTCGCACGCTGGAACTCTCGCCGCTGACAGCTCATATCGCCGAAATGCGGCGGCAATATCCCGATGCGTTCGTCGTCTTGTGGGCCAGTCTCGAATGTACGAATTTCAGCAAGGCCAAAGGCGGCCAGCCCCGCGATGCCGACAGCCGGACGCTGGCCGAGCATCTCTTCCGATACATCGAGGCTATCAACCCCGACTACATTCAGATCGAGAACGTCGAGGAGTTCATGTCATGGGGCGACCTCGACGAGAACGGCAAGCCGATCAGTAAAGATGCAGGACGGCTGTATCAGCAATGGGTGTCGAATGTCTGCGGCTACGGTTATCGGTTCGCGCATCGGATTCTAAACTCGGCCGATTACGGGGCATACACCACTCGTCGCCGATTCTTCGGCATCTTCGCCAAAGAGAGCCTCCCGATAGTGTTCCCCGAACCGACGCACAGCAAGGACGGCGCAACGGGATTATTCGGTCGGACGCAACGCTGGAAGCCCGTGCGCGAGGTGCTGGACTTTTCCGATGAGGGCGAAAGTATTTTCGGGCGCAAGAAACCGCTCGTCGATGCGACCCTCGAACGCATCTACGCGGGTCTCATCAAGTTTGTTGCAGGCGGCAAAGAGGCATTCTTGGTGAAATGGAACTCGATGAGTCAAACCGGGAAATACCACGCACCGAGCATCGACGAACCTTGCCCGACCGTTGCAACGCAGAATAGGCTCGGCATTGCGCAGGTCAATTTCCTTTCCAAGCATTACGGAGGCAGTCCGGAGGGCAAATGCGTTTCGGTCGAAGAGCCTGCGGGGACAATAACGACATGGGATCATCACTCGTTCATCACGGCATATTACGGGAACGGGCATAACCACTCCATCGACGCACCCGCGCCGACGCTGACCACAAGGGATAGGCTCGCGTTCGTGGATATGCAGTACGGGAACGGAGCGCCCTGCGACATCGAAAGCCCTGCACCGACGGTTACAACCAATCCGAAACTCCAGCTCGTAACCTGCCGAATGGAGCAGCAAGAAAGCACAACCACAATAACCTCTGACGACAGTCCGGCGATGGCAAAAATCAAGCGATTCATGGCGTTGTACGGCATCGTCGATATAAAGATGCGGATGCTCCGCATTCCCGAATTGAAACGGATCATGGGCTTTCCCCCCGATTACGTTCTCGTCGGGACACAGGCCGATCAAAAGAAATTCATCGGTAACGCGGTCGAGGTCAATATGGCGCGGGTTCTCTGCGAGGCCCTTTGTGCCCGATTAATTGAGGGCGATTGGCGTCCGACACAAATAGCAGCATAATACTATGGCAAAGAGAATTATAACCGCAATCCTTAATCACGACATGGACTTCCTGATTCATTTTCAGAGAAACGTGATTAAAAACTGCTCCGTAGAGGGGATTGATCCTCGTATGCTTTCGGCAATGCGGGATATTCTACACATCCTCGAAGCGGTAAAAGAAATCGGAATTTTAACAGAACTACCCAACAAAGAAAGCTAATAACCATGATTGAACCTCAAATCTTATACGGCGTTACATGCGACCGTTGCGGGGAGACCCTCATCAATAGCAATGACAATAGTGCTTGGTATGACCGCAGCACAGCGGAAGAAGAAGCATCCGAGGAGGATTGGCACTCGGTAAGCAGTCATCATTATTGCCCGAACTGCTATCGGGAAGATGACGACGGTAATCGAACTATTAAAGCACCATTTCCCTACTATGTGCAGAAAATCAACCGATTCATGAATCGTATAGCGAAATCCTACCCATGCCGCATTGTCGAGGAAGACGATCATTTCGCTCTTCATGGAAACACACAGGATGGCAAGCAGCTCGCTCCATGCGACGAAGAATGGGTACGATCCTACGCCGCCGACAAACTCCTCGGTATTCAGATGATCGACAAAGGATGCGCGAATGCCGAATATATCATCCGATTACGCAAAGAATAGAACCATGAAAATCAACAGACAAATAAACGAATGTCATTGCTACAACTGCCGAAAATACGAAGAATGCCAAACCAAAGGCGTATTCGACGATGATCCGGGCTTCGACTTCTGCGTGAACTATGAGGATGTGAGCTATCCCGATGACGATAACGATGAAAACGATTGAGCCATGAAAAGCGAAAAAGCAAAGGAATACATTACACATGCCACGTGTACGGCACAAGAGTATGCTGAAAGATTCGGAGGGCGCGAGTTGGTCGTGTCAAGATGGGATGTGTCTACCGCTATCGAACTTGCCGAGCAGGATGCCGAGATGCGAATGCGTGAGAAAGCGATTAAAGCGTATTGCAGCGAATGTGCATGCTATGAAACGGGGGCCTGCGCATTAGACCCCGACAAATGTGCGACAAAACTACTTTTTGTCCAAAACATGACCGAGGAATGAAAAGTCAGAAAGCAAAAGAATTTATAGACGGGTGCATGGCTCATCTCACAGTAGAGATGAGCGACCACGCCAAATGGCAGCTCCGGGCGGCAATGACCCATGCGGCCGAACTCGCCGAGCAAGAAATGGAGGGATTCTACACCTGCTGGATCGACCCGAAAGACTTCATGCCCGAAGCGAATAAGAATGTCCTCGTAAAATGTTCCAGCGGGGAGATTCAGACCGATTTCTATGCGCCTGAATTGGGCGGATTCTTCATCGAACACTCAACCCACGCCAAAGTCACCGGCTGGCGCGAAATGATGTAGCGATATGGGAATGCGAGGGACACGGGGAGGAACCCCGACCAAACCGAAACACACCGAGGAGAGCATCCAGCAGGCGTTGTATTGGAATCATCCAATTCTGACAAAACCCGCTTTCGAGATGGTCGGCTTCATCTTCTATGCGTGGGAATCCGATTATTTGGCAATCTCCAAAGCCGGATACGTGTACGAGTGCGAGATCAAGATCAGCCACTCGGATTTCCTGAATGAGGCAATCCATAAGCAGAATAAGATGCGCATCTTACAAGGGTTATCCGCCTCGGATGGAACAATTGACGATCGACGACCGAACTACTTTTGGTATGTCTGTCCGGAAGGGATCATCTCCGAGGCTGAATGCCCGAAGTTCGCAGGGCTGATGTATATCACCGATTCGGGCACATTCCGCTGCATCAAGTCCGCTCCATGCCTCCACAAGGCCAAGTACGACACGCAGGCCGATTTGCTCCGGCGGGATATGCGGGATAAGTTCTACTATGCAATGTGGAATTGGATTCGCCGCTATTGGCGCAACATCGGCAAGGCGAAAGATATTGCCCCGCAGACCGCTGCCGCATACGAGCGGGCATTGGATAAGCAAGTCGAAGAGGTTGCCGACCTGAAATATCGGCTTTCTTCTCTGACGCAATGGCGCGACATTCAGGCCGACCCGAAATGGGGATTTGCCACCGATGACGCCATAGATGAGATATTTCGCAATCTGCCGCGTCTTGTCAGGGACAAACGGGATGGGAGCATCGAACTCATCGACTACGATAATGCCGCCGAATGGCGCGGCGATTTAGAGCGCAAACCGAGCCTCTACCAATGGCTACCAATTAACGGAAATACACTATGAAAGACATAGAATTATTCAACGATCATTTTCAAAATTTCAAGGCATACGGCATCCCCAAAGCGCAGCTTATCATCGCCGATGTGCCGTATAACCTCGGTGCGAATGCCTATGCCAGCAATCCGGCATGGTATGTTGATGGCGACAATAAGAACGGCGAGAGCGCACTCGCAGGCAAGCAGTTTTTCGACACCGACAAGGATTTCCGGCCTGCGGAGTTCATGCACTTTTGTAGTCAAATGCTTCGTAAGGACAAGCCTATCAAAGAGGAGAAATCCGAGGGGGGGGGAAGATCGAAAGGAGGCGCGGCCTGTATGATCCTTTTCTGTCCTTTCGAGCAGATGCACTATTATATCGAACTCGGACAACGATATGGACTGAAACGCTACATCCCGCTCGTATTCCGCAAGGATTTCTCCGCGCAGGTACTCAAAGCCAACATGAAAGTCGTCGGCAACTGCGAATACGGATTGATTCTCTACCGCGACCGCCTACCGAAATTCAACAATGACGGGAGGATGATATTCAACTGCTTCGATTGGGTACGCGATACAGATACGCCGAAGATCCACCCGACGCAGAAACCCGTTCCCCTGCTGGAACGCCTGATCGAGATATTCACCGACAAAGGGGATGTAGTCATCGACCCGTGCGCAGGAAGCGGAACAACCCTGCTCGCGGCTGCCAATATGGGCCGAAAAGCATACGGATTCGAGATCAAAAAGGATTTCTGTGCCGAGGCAAGAGTAAAGGTATTACCAAGAATTTCAAAATCGCTATTCGTATGAAAAAGATTTTGGATGCTTGCTGCGGCAGTCGGATGTGCTGGTTCGACAAAGACAACCCCGATACGGTCTTCATGGACTGCCGCAGCGAGGAACATACCCTTTGCGATGGGCGCAGATTGGAGATCAGGCCCGATGTCGTCGGGGACTTCCGCAAGATGCCGTTTCCCGATAATTCGTTCTATCTCGTCCTGTTCGATCCTCCGCATCTGAATAACCTCGGCGAATCGTCATGGCTGGCGAAAAAATACGGTCGCCTCCTCCCCTCATGGGAGGATGACATCCGGCAAGGATTCGAAGAATGTATGCGTGTTCTCAAACCGAACGGAACGCTCATCTTCAAATGGAATGAGCAGCAGATACCCACCGCGCGGATCATCGAGATCATCGGACAAAAGCCCCTATTCGGACATACGTCCGGCAAAGGCGGCAAAACGATATGGATGTGTTTCTTAAAAAACGAGAAATCGAATGAAACGCACCTATGAGATTCAGGTCTGCATCCCGTCCGGATGTCGGCTGGTTGGATGCAAGACTGACGGAGATATTGCCGTCGTAATCTTTGAAGATGTCAGCGGCCCCGAAATCCGGCAAATCGGATTCATCCGAGAGCCTACGGGAGAAATTGAAGATGAAGATAATGAATAACTCACAAAACGAATAAAACATGACGAGACCCTGCAAATGCGGCGAATGCGCCTTTTTCAAGAATGAAGATGCAAACGGCTACGGACATTGCATCATCACTCTGAATCAATACCGATGCGACGACCTCTGCAAATTCAAAGAGGATCATATGTCGGACGTGGAAACCCTACGAGCACTACATCATTACCAAAAATGGAGGCGCGGCGGGAACGGGAGGCCGCCGCATCCCTTTGTCGTCGGTCAGACGATAGACAATGCGATCCGCGCTTTGCGCCGCATAACCAAAGACACCCCGAAATTCTAACTCAAAACATCTATCATCATGTGGTTTACAACAAAAGTTCGTTATGAAAAGACGAGAGAGAACGGTTCTCTGAAAACCATCACGGAGCCGTATTTGGTCGATGCCCTTTCATTCACGGAGGCAGAGGCCCGCATCACCAACGAGATGATGCCCTATACGTCGGGAGCATTCTCGGTATCGGCCGTGAAGCGCAGCAACATCTCGGAAATCTTTTGGGATGAGAACGGCGATCACTTCTACAAGGCCAAGATCAACCTCATCACGCTCGACGAAAATACGGGCGCAGAGCGCAAGAAAGCGATCTATATCCTCGTACAGGCATCCGACCTGAATCAAGCCGCCAAGAACCTCGCCGAGGGTATGAGAGGTACAGTATCGGATTATGAGGTCGCCTCCATCGTCAAGACCCCGATTGTCGATGCCTATAAAATCGCCGAGAAATGAACGCGCGGCAATTCTTCGACAAAGTAGCTCTCATGCGGAAGCTGCAAAAGGAGTATTTCCGCACTCGGTCGAAAACCGCGCTCAATCAGAGTAAGGCGGTCGAGCGGGAAGTCGATGCCGAGATTGCGCGGGTGCATGACGCGCTCGGCACTCCGGCGACCAAGCAACCCGAACAACGGAACATATTTGAGGAGGGCGCATCATGGTAGGGCTGGCAGAGGTATTCATGGATTTGGAGCGGGTCATAAATTCCCTGATCTCATGGGTATATCAACGCCCACAATGCGGATGGGGTTATATCGAAACCCGCCGTCCCTGCAAAGGTTATCCGAAGAGGTCGTTTTGGCAGCGAATACGCTCGAATCCGATGCGACGCAATTACCATTAAGGCCGACAGTAGATAATGTAAAATACCCGCATTTCCGCGCGAAATAGCAATAAGTTTTGAATCATGGAAACAACCTACAATAAAGACATAGCTCATTGCAGCGGCTATTGCTGCCTGTTGAGCGACCAATGCCGGAGGTATCATCTCTTCCGCGCATGGGAGCGGCGTAAATTGCCGCCCGCTCCGTTTATTATGGCATGCTTCGATATGGATACCGAAACATGCCCGAATTTCCTCCATTTGGAACAAACGACACCACGAAAAATGGAAAAGAAGAAAATCGTCATCACCTTGTCGCGGGTGTTCCCGACGACGCATAGCCGGAAAGGCCAGCCGACTGGCTTCAAGGAAAAGCTCGCATCAGGCTGTAAGTTGCATACCATCCGAGGCAATTTCGACCAATGGAACGCCATCGCGGAGAAGATGCAACGGGGCGGCTATTGCCTCTCGATCCGCCAATGGTCGGGACGCCCGTACAACTCGCCGCAGGTAGAAATTGCCCACCTCGACCAGCCTATCGGCATCCAGCGGATAGAGCTGCATTATCATAGCGAAAACGATACGATCACCGCCCGCATCGACGGTCGGGAATGGATCGACGCGGACTGCTATGAAATCGCCAAAAACGACGGACTGAATACAACCGACTTCAAAGAGTGGTTCTTCGGCCGACACCCGAAAGGGGATAAAGTTTTTCACGGCGTCATCATCCATTTCACGGATTTTCGGTATTGATATGAGGCATCAGGAAAGCATCATCCAGCAGACCTGCGTCCGTTGGTTCCGAATGAAATACCCGCAGCTCGCCTTGCTCCTCTTCGCCGTCCCGAACGGCGGGGCACGGCTTCGATCCGAGGCGGCGATCATGAAAGCCGAGGGAACGATGAAAGGCGTCGCCGACCTCCTGCTCCTGTTCCCGGCAAAGCGGTTTCACGGCTTATGTATTGAGATGAAGACCCCGACGGGCCGACAGCAACCATCGCAAAAGGCATGGCAGGAGCGGGCGGAATGGGCCGGATACAAGTATGTCATCTGCCGCTCTTTTGACGAGTTCATGGCCGAAATCGACGCTTATTTGAAGTAAACTTTATTTTTTTGCCTTAATAGCTACCTATTAGGTACTATTTTTATACCTTTGTGGTATCTATCTTAAAAATGAACAGTTATGAGTAAAGAGAACAAGCCTCTGAAAGCCATCGACGCCGACTTCGTCTCGCTGGAATTGGATCGGTTGGAGCTGAACGAGGGTCAGCTCGACGGCCTCCCCGCGAATCCCCGCGAGATATTGGAGACGAAGCTCGACCTTCTGAAAAAGGATATTCAGGCATACCCCGAACTGATGAAATACCGTATGCTGCTGGTATATCCGCTCGACAACGGCAAGTATATCATCATCGGCGGCAATATGCGCTATCGAGCCATGCTCGACCTCGGCTACAAGGATGCCCCGTGCGTCATCATCCCGAAAGAAACCTCCATTGAAAAGCTGAAAGCCTACACGATTCTCGATAACTCCGGCTTCGGTCGGTGGGAGTGGTCGATGCTGGCGAACGAATGGGACGCCGATGCTTTGGCCGCATGGGGCCTCGATCTGCCGATGAATGAAAGCGAGATCGACGTAGATAGCTTTTTCGACAAGCTTGACAAGGAGGCCGAGAAAGACAAGGGCGAGAAGATCACCGTCTCGATTCCCGATGAGTATGCCGACCAAAAGGAGGAGATCAAATCCCGTATCGAGGCAACGCTCATGGGCGAGTTCGAGGGCATCAAGATCAAGTGATGAAAATCCATCTCGCAGGCAACAATCCCTATCCGGGCATAATCCTGATCCGCTTGTATGAGAGCTGGATCGGCGAACGTCTCGGAAAATTCGGGGGGGGGTATTTAACGACCTGTATTTCAGAGTATTTGAATAGAATACCTCTTAAAGAGATTAACAAGGATGCTATGAGGATATTTCTTGCCGGAGGAATTTCAGGCAACCTCCGCGAATTTTGGCAAAAGGTTATGAAAGTTTACTGTGCATCGCCCAACAGCCGCAAAGAAGTCATCGAAGCGATGAACAGCTTTCTCGCGGGCGACAAGGACAAAATAATGCGGGAATCCATCTACGGAGCGGACTTCTTCGTCGGGGACGGGGATAGCACCCTATCAGGTATCAATGTCCTCGAAAGCTACTACTACCTGCGGAAGAACGAGGATTTCATGCCTCTCGTCAGGCATTTCGGGTCATTCCTGCTCGATAGCGGGGCTTATACGTTCATGGCCGGTTCCCACAAGGGCGGCTGTGATTGGGATGCCTATGTATCGGAGTATGCCGACTTCATCAACCGCTTCGACGTAAAACTCTTTTTCGAGTTGGATATTGACAGCGTCGTCGGGCTGGCGGAGGTCGAGCGGTTGCGGCACAAGCTCGAAAGGATGACGGGCAAGAAGCCCATCCCCGTATGGCACAAGAACCGAGGCAAGGAGTATTTCGTCAAGATGTGCGAGGAATACCCCTATGTCGCCATCGGAGGCATCGTAACGAAAGAAATTCCCCGCAAAGTCTATGAGACGGCGTTTCCGTGGTTCATCAACACCGCCCACAAGCACAAGGCGAAGATTCACGGGCTGGGATACACCACCGTCGCCAACCTGCAAAAGTATCGGTTCGATTCGGTCGATAGCACCGCATGGCTCTACGGCAATCGCGGCGGCTACATCTGCAAGTTCAACCCGCGCACCGGATTGATGGAGCAGATGAGCAAAGAGGGATGCAGGCTCAAATCGAGAGAGGGCGCGGTAAACAACTTCAACGAGTGGGTCAAGTTCAGCCAATACGCCGAAAAATTCCTGTAATTCCGATTCTTACTTAAAAAGCAACAAGGATATGAAAGATTCTGTCATCATCGTATCGGGAGGCATGGATAGCATCACCCTCCTGCATGAAAAGGCCGAGGAAATCGCATTGGCCGTAACGTTCGACTATGGGAGCAACCACAACAAGCGCGAGGCCGAGTGCGCCGCGCGGCATTGCCAGCAGCTCGGCATCGAACACATCATCATCCCGCTCGCATTCATCGGTCAGCATTTCAAATCCTCGCTTTTGGAGGGCGCGGATGCCGTGCCGGAGGGCCACTACGAGGCCGAAAACATGAAATCGACCGTCGTACCGTTCCGCAATGGCATCATGCTCTCCGTTGCCTGTGGTCTCGCCGAAAGCCGGAAGTTGAGCAAGGTACTCATCGCCAACCATCACGGCGACCATGCGATCTATCCCGATTGCCGCGCGGGATTCGTGCATTCCATGTCGGAGGCCATGCGGCACGGCACCTACATCGGGGTACAGATCGACGCGCCATATACGGGTATCAGCAAGTCCGACATCGCCCGCATCGGCAAACGACTCGGTATCGACTACTCCACTACCTACTCCTGCTACAAGGGCGGCGAAAAGCATTGCGGCAAATGCGGGACATGCGTCGAGCGCAAGGAAGCCCTCCGAGACGCCGAAATCGAAGATACGACGGAGTATGAAACGGAGTAATGCCAATCTCATCACGCTGAATGTCGTGTTTGTCGTATGCCTGATCGTGGCGAACGTCGTTACGAGCAAGGTGCTCGATACCGGCATCCATATTGGCGGGGTTCCCGTCCTTATTCCGGGCGCGGCTCTGACCTACGCCCTGACATTCCTCTGTACGGACGTTATCGGCGAAATATGGGGCAAGAAAGAGGCGAATAAGGCCGTCATCAGGGGGTTTGCCGCCCAGCTTATCGCCCTCGCCCTGATTATCCTGACGATGTATCTCCCCGCCTATGACGAGGAGATGCAACGGGCCTATCGGATGCTGCTCGGTCAGACGCCGATATTCGTATTCGGATCGCTGGTCGCCTATCTGTGCTCCCAAAGTTGGGACGTATGGGTATTCCACAAGATACGGGGCCGGTTCTGCGGCAATCCCAAACGGCGGTGGATATGGAACAACGCATCGACCCTGACCTCGCAGATCATCGACACGGCGATTTACATCTCAATCGCATTCGGCATCGGTCTCGGATGGTTCATGCAGGAGGGCGGCATGATGCTCATCCTCGGCATGGTCATCGGGCAATACCTGCTCAAAGCGGGGTTGGCTCTATGCGACACGCCGTTTTTCTACCTCTTAACTCGCAAATATCAAAAAGAATAGCAATGTATTACGTTTCCAAACGAATGGAGATCGCGGGAAGCCATCGGCTGACCCTCTCCTACAAAAGCCAATGCCAGCAGTTGCACGGCCACAACTGGGTCGTAACGGTGTTCTGCAAGGCAAAAAAACTGAATGCCGATGGAATGGTCTGCGATTTCAAGAGGATCAAGGACAAGATTCACGGCTACCTCGATCACGGCAACTTCAACAAGCTGCTGCCGTTCAATCCGACGGCCGAGAACATCGCCCGCTGGATCGTAGAGCAGATTCCCGAATGCTACAAGGCGACGGTGCAGGAGAGCGAGGGCAACGTCGCAATCTATGTCGCAGACACCAACAAAGACGAGGAGGGCGCATTATGAGGGTAAACGAAATTTTCTACTCGATTCAGGGCGAGGGCCGCTATACCGGCACTCCGGCGGTCTTCATTCGCCTTGCAGGATGCAATCTTCGCTGCGATTTCTGCGATACGGAGCACCAGCCCTACCAAGACCTCACCGAAGAGGAGATCATGCGTCAAATCGCCGATTTTCCGGCCGACCACGTCGTGATTACGGGCGGCGAACCGATGCTGCAACTCACCCTGTCGTTCATCAATCATCTGCATAGCGCAGGGAAGTTCGTGCAGATCGAAACCAACGGCACGATTCCGATCAAGGGCTACTGCCCTATCGACTGGATCACCTGCTCGCCGAAATTCGACTTTTGCCCTCATGCCGAGCTGCGGCTCCAACGCATCGACGAGCTGAAAGTCGTCTATCAGGAGCAGGACATGTCGGCATACGACGGTATCGAGGCCAAAGAATACTACTTGCAGCCCTGCGATTTCAAGGACGAGGCGCGAAACTCGGAGAACATCGCTGCAACCATCAACTACATCAAATCACACCCGAAATGGAAGCTATCACTCCAAACGCAGAAGATATTATCGGTGCGCTGAAAACGCTCATCCGCGCCATCGGCGAAGACCCCGACCGCGAGGGACTGATCGGCACGCCCGACCGCATTATGCGGATGTGGAAAGAGATATTCCGAGGCTACGATCCGGCGCAGAAGCCGAAGATCACCACATTCGCCAATGAGGAGGGCCTGTCGGATATTGTGTTCGACTGCGGCGACTACTATTCGATGTGCGAGCATCATATCCTGCCGTTCTTCGGCCGGTATTACTTCGCCTACATTCCCAGCCCGAAAGGGCGCATCCTCGGCATCAGCAAAGTCGCCCGCGTGGTAGGCTACTGCGCCGCCCGCTTGCAGTTGCAGGAGCGGCTGGCGCGGGACATCGTGCAGATGCTTTCCGAGGCCCTGAACAACGAGGCTCTCGGCTTCGCTATCGTGATGAAAGGGCAACATCTGTGCAAGACAATGCGAGGAGTGCGGAACGACGGCAAGATGTCCGTAGCGCATTTTACGGGCGTCTTCAACTTGAACTCCGATCTACGCAAGGAATTTTACAAACTCATAGACCTGAATAGCAATGGCTAAATACAATGCGGCCAAAATCGAGGAGTGCGAGGCATGGGTAGCCGCTCATGGCCTGATCGACTACGGCGGGGCGAAGCTGAAAGAGTTTGTCCGCGAGATGGGGATCGACGAAAAGACCTATCGCCTGTGGATGAAAGGCAAACCGCAGTTCAAAGAGGCCATCGAACGGGCAAAGGAGGTTTTCAAGCAGAATCTTACCCATGATCTCGCCATCTCGCTATCCAAAGCCGCCAAAGGGTATGAGCATGAGGAAACCGAGCAGGAGTTCCGCGTCGGAGCGGACGGACAGCCGACCCCGTTCAAGATGAAGAGGAAGAAAATCCATGTGCAGCCGAACATCGGGGCCGCGATTTTCCTCCTGACGAATCTCGACCCCGAACACTATCAGAACAGGCTGCGCAACGATATAACGCTCAAAAAGGACGACGAAAAACCTATGACACTCGATGAAATCAATGCAGAAATCGCACGACTTGAAAAGTTTGAGGATAAGGCGGATAAATAATGAGATCATCTACAATCGAGGTACGCGAACAGTTGATGAGGTTGAAGCGCGAGAAATTGAAACTCGAAGCTCCGACCTCCTTTTCGCGTTTCCTCGGTTATAGTAATCCGAAATACGAGTTAGAGTGGTTCCATAAGCTCATCGCGGATCATTGCCAAATGCTGTTGGAGGGCAAGATCAAAAACCTGATGGTTTTCATGCCCCCGCAGCACGGAAAGTCGGAAATCATCTCCCGCAATTTCCCCGCATGGGCACTCGGACAAAACCCCGACCTGAAAATCGTCGGATGCTCCTACTCCTCCGACCTCGCGCAGCAGTTTTCGCGCTCGATTCAGCGAACGATAGACAGCAAGGAGTATCAGGCGATATTCCCCGAAACCTATCTCAACGGCTCGAATATCCGCACGGATTCGCGGGGTTATTTGAGGAATGTCGATCTCTTCGAGATGGTAGGACATCGAGGATTTTACAAGGCGGTCGGCGTAGGAGGTTCTTTGACAGGTACACCCGTCGATATTGCGATCATCGACGACCCGGTGAAAGATGCGAACGAGGCAAATTCCATCACTTACCGACAGAGGGTGTGGGATTGGTATAACACCGTCCTTTCGACCCGTCTGCACAACAATTCGCGGCAGCTCTTCATCATGACGCGATGGCATGAGGACGACCTCGCCGGACGCATCCTCAAAGCCGAGCCGCAGGAGTGGACGGTACTCGCCATCCCCGCGATCTGCGAACAGGAGTACGACGGAGGATTGAGCGAACGGCATATCGGCGACGCACTATGGCCGTCGCGCCACTCCATCGACAAGTTGCAGAAGCAGAAAGCCCGCGCCCCGCGTGAGTTCAATGCCCTGTATCAGCAGCACCCGACCATCGAGGGCGGCAATATCGTGAAAAGGGATTGGTTCCGCACGATTCCGCTTGCCGAGTTCCGGTCGCTGCGCTTCAACGAGCCGATACACTTCTACCTCGATACGGCCTATAACAAGAAGAAAAAGGGCCAAGACAACGACCCCAGCGGCGTACTGGCGGCCTGCCGGATCAGGAATTACATCTATCTGATCGACGCGCAGAAAGTGTATAAAGAGATGCCCGACCTGTTGCGGTTCCTGCCTCAATACATCGCAGCGCATGACGGCAACTCCGAGAGCAAACTTCATGTCGAGCCGAAAGCCAACGGCGAGAGCGTGGTGCAGATGCTTCAAGAAATCTCGACCCTCAATGTCAAGCGGACGCCCACGCCGACCGATGATAAGGAGGTGCGATTGCGGGCCGTTTCGCCGCGCGTGGAGTGCGGGCGGGTGTTCATCGTCGAGGGATCATGGAACGACGATTTTCTCGATGAAGTATGCGGATTTCCGAGCCAGCCGCACGACGAGTTCGTCGATATTCTCGGATATGCGATAAACGACCTGTACGATGAGGACGACGATATAGACTACGACGTATTGAGTAAGTCGAGTTTAGGTATGTAAACCAATAATTTAAGGATATGATGCTATTTGATTTGTTTCGCAACTATCTCAATGCTCTTGTAGGACGAAATCAGGAGTTTGAGAAACTATTGGCCGCCAAAGACATTTCGGCGGTCAAGGAGCGCATGGGCAACCGTATGGATATGGCGATTGCCGCGCTCAAAGAGTATGAAGTAACCTCCCATGAAATCATGAAGCGGGAGGACAAGATCATCACCGACAAAAAGGGGAATTTCATCCGGTTCGAGCCGGTATGGAAGCTGCCGATCCCCTATCAGGTTTACATCAATGAAATCGCCCTCGTATTCCTCTATGGTCGTCCGGTGAAATGGACGCAGCAATCCACAGGGACAGATCGGGCGTTCCAAAAATTTCAGGATGTCATCGAGCACACTCACTTCAACAGCAAACTCCGCCAATGCAAGCGTATCGCCGGATCAGAGACCGAAAGTGCGATGCTTTTCCGCGTTTTCCGCGATGCGAACGACGCGCCGGACGTTCAGATTCGAGTGCTCGCCAAGAGCAAGGGAGATGAGATTTACACGCGCTGGGATCAATACGAGAATCTGATTTCCGTAGCATGGGGCTACTATGTACGGGAACAGGAAAACAGCCTCGTCTATCACTTCGACATCTACACCCCGAACATCATCTACCGCTGCACGCGGAAGAGCATCGGATGGGAGGTCGTCGAGGAGACGAATTTCATAGGCAAGATTCCGATCATCCTCTTCCAGCAGGACAAAGAGTGGAAAGGCGTCGAGCCGCTTATCCATCGTGAGGAATTGATCGGATCGCGCTCTGCCGATACAAACGACTATTTCGCCGATCCTATCGCTATCATGGCCGCCGACCTCATCAAGAACCTGCCGGAGAAGAAAGAGGCGGCGAAACTGCTCGTAACGAACGATTCCGAGGGCGTGGACAAGGCGGCGAAGTACCTGACATGGGATAGTGCGCCGGAAAGCAAGAAGCAGGAAATCGAATGGTTGCAGAATCATATCCTTTCCAAGTCGTTCACCCCGAATATCTCACTCGATACGCTGAAATCGTTGAGCAATCTGTCGGGAAAGGCCCTGCGGACGGTGATGTTGCTTGCCGACATCAAGGCGGCCAAGCACAAGGAAACCCACGACGAGCTATTATCGCGCACCTCTTCGCTCATTACGTCGATCATCAGCAACGTCCTCGACGTAAGTCTGAAATCTGAATGCGACAATCTGAAAATCGGGCATGAGTTCCAAGAACCGTTCGGGGACGACATCGCGGAAGCCCTCGAAAATATCATCAAGAGCCTCGACGGCGGTATCATGGCAACCGAAACCGGCGTAGAACTGAACCCTCTCGTCAAGGATAAGAAGCTCGAAATGGAGCGTCTGAAAGCCGAAGAGGAGGAACGGGCGCAGAAGCAGCAACAGATATTCGGCGACATCGAGGGTGCAGGCCCGCAATCCGCATCGGATGGCGACGACGCCCCCGACGATAATGAAAACGGAGATGAAGATGATCCGAAGAAAAAGCAGCAACAGAAGCAGAAGAAGTAGGTAGCAAATGGCAAAAAAGGCATATTCTCCCGACCCGAAAGCGGAAACCATCAAGCGCATCCAGCGCACGGAGGCTTACGCCGAGAAAGTGAGGCAGCTATTCGCCGCAACGGTGAATGAAATCCTCGCTCTCAATAAATCCGTACCGACGCTGGACGAGGGGGTCATGTACTCTTTCGACGGGGATAATATGCGAATCCAAAAGAAAGTCGAGGCATTGCTCCGGCAACTGCATTCGACGACTACGACAGCTATCAAAAAGGGGATCACGCTCGAATGGGAAAAGGCCAACGACGCATGCGATAAACTCATTTCCTCATGTTTTGGGAAAGAGGTATTATCCAGTCCGGAGTTCAGCGCATGGAACAACCGCAATATGGCGGCGATGAATGCTTTCACCAACAGAACGGAGAACGGCCTCAATCTCTCAAAACGGATATGGCAGTCGGTTCAGCAGCTCCGCGATGAAATGGAGATCGCCATGACCGTCGCCATCGGCGAGGGAGATTCGGCGCAATCCATATCCCGCAAAGTCCGGCAATACCTGAACGACCCCGACCTGATGTTCCGCCGTTTCCGCTTCAAGAAAGGCGAAGACGAGCAGGGCAAGCCTATCTACGGGCGGAAGTGGAAAAAGCGCATCAAGGACGAGAAAACGGGCAAATACCGATGGATCGACTACGACCGTAGCGACTACAAAACCGGATCGGGCGTTTACAAATCCTCGGCCAAGAATGCCATGCGCGTTGCGAGGTCAGAGACAAACATCGCCTACCGCCGCGCCGACAATGAGCGGTGGCAGCAGATGGATTTCGTCCTCGGTCAGCGCATCCAGCTATCGAAGAATCACCCGAAGAAAGACATCTGCGACAAGCTGGCAGGCGACTACCCAAAGGATTTCGTATTCGACGGCTGGCATGTGCAATGCTTCTGCTTTGCAACGCCTATCCTGATCGACGAGGACGAGATGGCGAAAGTTACGGAGGCATTTCTCAAAGGCGAGAAATACACCCCGCGAGGCAAGCAGATCTCCGAATATCCGGCTAATTTCAAGGATTGGGTACGGGATAACAAGGAGAATATCCTTGCATCCCGCGATAGAGGCACGGAACCCTACTTCATTCGCAATAACTCGGCGGCTATCGACCAGATACTCGACCCGAAGCCGAAAGAGCTTACAATCGCGGAAAAGGCGGCATTACGCCATGAGGCCCGAACGCCAGAACAGGAGGCGGCGATCCGTAATGCGTGGGCCGAACGTCAGAAGAAGCACCAGCAAATCAAGACGGCGGCGAATAACATCGCCAAAGTCGCCGGGGATTATGGCGAGGTCGATTACTCCGCCCTGCAAAAGTATATCGACGCGGGCGATCTGTCGGCCATGCAGACCGAGACCAAGAAAGTGGCGCAAGCCATCCTCGCCGCCAAGAAAGCGGAGCAGGCTCTCGCCGACATCATCCCCAATGCTCACTCATGGCATAAGCAGTTCACGATGGATCAACTGCATGGGGTGTATAATGCCGTCAAATCGAAGATCGAGAGCTGGTCGGGCCTATCCCTCGAACAGCAGGCGAAAAAGCTGCATTTCGAGGCTTTCGACTTCCTCGGCGGCAACATGAAAGGCGTTCAGGAAAAGTACCCGACATGGAAAGTATCGCAGGAGGCATACATCAAGGAGCTTAACGCCGTCAATTATAAGATTTCGCTCAAACAAGCGATGGCAGATGTCGCGCTTGTCGAGCAATGGGCCGAAGCGCATCCGAAGAGCCTCAATGTCGCAAAGCTCCTTGCCGATGCAAAGCATGCCATCGCCAACGACGAGGATATTGCTGTTATCAAGCAAAAGGTTTCACTCGCAGTCGCCGAGAAGCAAAAACGCGAGATGGAGCAGGCACGGCGCGACGCGAAAAAGGTCATCAAGTCTCTCACCTTGCCAAATATCAGCAAGGCGGAGATAAATCGACTTCTCGACCAATATGAATCCGAGACATTCGATGATGCAGATGCCCGATTGCGCTCCATGACCGGAAGCATATGGAAGAGCCTGACGAAAGAGGAGCGGATCATCCTGACAAAGTACACGCAGACTTACAGCTATCTGAATGAGCCGCTGCGAGGACAGACCTATTACGGGGCACGAGGCAACGATGAGTTTGAACACGACCTGCCTATCCTAACGAGGGCACTTGAAAAGTTCTCCATGCCTCAAAATACCGTCGTCAGACGCGGCGTCGGCAGCTTCGAGATCAACGAACTCGGCTATGGCCTCGGAGATCTGAAAGTTGGGGATATATTCGTTGATAAAGGGTTCATCTCGACGGCAATCCATAGGTCAGGAGGATTCAGCGATTCATACAATTTGGTGATCGTGGTTCCCAAAGGAGCAAAAGGCGTTTATGCCGAACCGTTTTCTCATTATACCGACTATAACAAATTCGAGTATGACGGCGAAATATGGGACGGAGAATCGGTCGAATCGGTAAGATCGGAAAAGGAGTGGATCGGACAGCGAGGCAGCCAATTCCGAGTTCTCAAAAGGCAAGGCAGAACGATCTATCTGCAAATGATCGGACAGCTCAAATAAACAAAGGGAGCGCGATTGCGCTCCCTTACTTGTAGTATCGCTTGTAGAATTTCTTGAACGGCTCGACACAATCCATCATCGACGACATATTGCCCTGTGCATAGCGATTAAACAGCAGGGATTTCAAGGTAATCGGCACTCCGTCCGCATTCTCGAACTCTGCCAATCCGACCGCAGTATATTCGTCGAGATTTCGACTTTCAGAGGCATTCACATCGCCTCTTGCAATGACCGCCATAGTGTCGTGAACCCATGTCCGCTCGTAAAGCCAAAGCATCATTTTGTTTTGATCTTTCCCCTCGTATGGGTTCTCCCGCTCGCCCTTATAATAGCGGCAGTATTGCAGTAAATCGGATTCTTTCATCAATACGTTGCATAAAATTTCTTAATAACATTCCGCATATCTTCCGGCAGGTAGCTCATCGCGGCCTCTATGGTCGTAAGATTGACACCGAAACGGGCCTTTGCGAGCGATCCGACGATAGCTCCGAGCGTATCGCTATCACCGCCGTAGAGAATGGCCTTGCGGATTGCGTCCTCGAATGAATCGCTCTCTTTGATGATATGAAAGGCCAGCGGAACGCACCCCTGACACGTTTCGTCGAACTTACCCCTCGGAATGAGGTGATGCTCCCAGTCCGCACCGTAGAACATCCCAACCATTTCGAGGGCCTGATTGAGGGCCAAAACATCGCAGAAAGGATCGCAACTCCGCATCAGGTAAATCGCCCGTGCAACCACCATCGCCCCGATGATTCCGTCGGGATGGTCATGCGTGATCTTCGCCGTTTCCATCGCCTGCCGAATCACCTCCTGCTCCGTATCGAACGCATAGGCGACAGGGCTGACCCGCATCGCCGCGCCATTACCGAAACTGTTATACGGCTGGGGATCGGGAGAATTGAGCCACAAGGCGAAAGACGCCCCGTATGCACCCATCGGATTAGGGTATTTCCTGCACCAGCGCAGGATGCTCGTCCGATAGTCCTCTCCGCGCAGTATCGCATCGGCTACCGCCACCGTGCAAATCGTGTCGTCGGTAAAGCTGCACTCCGGGGAAAACAGCGCGAAATTTCCATCCCGCGTATTGTTGAACTCGAATCGAGAGCCTACTATGTCACCAATTATCGCACCTATCATATCAAAAATTTTTAGAATCTATCACTTCGTCTATATCCAGCACCCCGTCGGCATTTTCTTTCATCGTATGCAGGTAGATATAGCCATTTCGGTAAAATGAAACCTTTGCCAGCTTTTCACGATACATAGCCTCCGCTTTCGCTCTATCGACGAAATACAGATGCGTAACGAGATCGTATGAATCCGCAACATAGGTCAGCCGATATACCATGCTATCCATCGCACTCCGATTTTAATGACCGTCCTCTCGTCTTGCGCTGGATTTGCCCGATGCGGATGAGGACTTTCTTGTTCTCGTATTCGCTTCTGCCCCTCGTCGCATTCGTGAGGGACTTGTATGTGATGCCGACCGCCCCGATAGGAACGGTATCGTAGATCGCTTTCAGGGAACCGAAGTAGAAGTCGGTTTCGCCGTTGTACGGCTCCTTGAACTGCAAATGCACTATCTTCTTTGCTTCCATAATCCAATACTTGTGCAAATTTACCGCTTTTCCGGCGTTCTGCCACGCTTTCGCGCAAGAATCGATCAATCTACCGACCCGACCGCAGATATTCGAAAATTGGCGGCATTTTCATTTTTCTTTTTTCGCGGAACTTTTTTCTTTTTCAAAGGATGAATTTACGAGGGTCTTGCCCGATGGTTGATCCTATAATTTTGCATCGAAAAAACTTCCCCTCTATCTTTTTAATATATCTATATATTCTTATCTTCTGTGCAGGGATCGTTGCACCCGTCGTTGCAGGGGTCGTTGCTGTACCCATTGCACCCCGTCGATATATAAGACCGATATTCAGGACAATACCCGCATCAAACATCGTTGCACCCTATTTGTGGATAAAATACTCTATCGCCGAATGCACGAGGATAAAATGCGTGGCGGTCTGCCTGCATTGATCCGCCCACGGATTGTATAGGTTCAAAGCCAACGCACGATACAACTCCGGAATTTCGCTTTTGACGCGCGATACCAGCATCCTATAACTGACCCTCCTTGCACCTTTCATAAGGGCCTCCCATTTTGAAGACGGGAGACCCTCGCACGTTGCATCGAGATACATGGCTAAATTCCGAATTGCTCCGACAAGAACCCGACCATCGCCCTGTTCTGCGGCAAAAGGGCCGGAATATCCATCGTATCGGCTTTATACAACTCCGTTGCGCCGTTGTATAAATCCCATACCGTGACCTTGCCGTTCTGATAGTAGCGATACATCATATCCTCGGTAAGCCGCGAGATTTGCGACTGATTGAGCGGATAGGTGCGATTCTCCCTGATTTCTGCGATATGAGTATCGCATTTAACGCGGAGGGCGGTCAGCATCCCGATCAACGTAAACATCTGCTGCGCGTCGATAGGGATTTGCTTCATCCTCTCGATCTTCTCCCGCTCGGTAACGACGATTCGGCGGGCATCGACGATCCATGACTTCACGATGTCGAGGATTTCGGGAATCGTTACACCATTGCCCCGACCCGATCCTTTCTCCGAATAGGTCGAGATATATTGATCCGCGCAGAGCATACATTGGTTGTGGCAGATCATCACCATATTGCCGAATCCGACCTGTATTCCTTTCTGATGAAATGCGACGGCAAGATTGGTCGTATGATCTGCATCATCGAAATTCGTGATGCGAATGTTGGCGAATACCCGACGGAGGATATGCGCTTCGACGGCCCGCTCTCCGTATTGGGCCTCTACCTGCGGTAAGAGGACGACACCCGGAGTATTGCGGTCTTTATTCTGTGCTGCAAAGAGGTCGTAAACCTCGACATCATAATTCTGCGCGTTGCACATGCCGATAATCTGATTCAGCAAATCATAGTGGTAAATGCCCCGTAGCGGCTTGCCGTAGATGTCGTTCTCCTTGTGGGTTCGCGCCAGTTGATCGAGGGAGAGGGTCTGCACCTTTGCTTTCTCGAAGTCGAAAAATTTGTTGTTCAATGTCGTTTCCATAATGCGTTGAATTTTAATTTATAATCGTTCAATCGTTTTTGCCACCTCTTCGCCCCAATACCCAACGATAAGGTCATAGGCTTCTTTATCACCATCCCATGCGATCATGCACTCGTGGTTATTGTATTCGTAGAAATAAACCTCCTGCGGATCGCATTCTTTTGGGATAGCCGCCCGGCTATCATCGTAGAACTTGAAGAATGCCGCAAGTCCGTCCTTTGTACCGAAAGCTCCCGTGTCCTTATCTTGGCATATTTTATCGCCGTCTTTGATGTGTCCGAGTTCTACCAAACGCTTGTATCCCTCGGCGAACTGTTCTCGGCTAAAAGCGAAGAAAACCCCACATTTATCCGCGTCGGGATGCTCATTCTTGATCGCCTTGTAGCGGTCGATAGTTTGGGCGTTCAGCATTACAACACCCCCGTCGTAATTACCCCAATCCCGATAGTATCGGAGTTCGCCCCGCGTGGTCTTGACCGTCTTAATATCTTTCTCTTCCATATCTGTTGCGTTGATTATTATTCGTCGATTCTGTCCTCCATGAGCGTAAAGCAGGATTTCGGAGGACGCCGTTTGAATTTCTCCCATGCTTTGCGTCGCGCTTCGGCCGCCGTCTTGGCTTTGACCGTATAGGACTGCGACCACGTCATAGAAACCTCAACCTCGTAGGTCTTTATAGCCTTTTTCGTTGCCATGATCCTACTGCTTTTGAGAGAGCCATAAATCCCGCTTTGCGCGGCAGTTATCGAGGGATTCCCCGACACAGGAAAATAGTTCGCCGCTCTCCGTGCGGTAGTCGTATTGCCATCTTTTGACCGTTTTCCGGCCGATTTTGGCCGTGAAACTCGTGTAGTTCTCTCGTCCCGGCTGGCAGACGGAGCATCCGTTTACATTGATTGAATTTGCCATTGTTGCGTTGAATTTTTAAGGTTTGCGATTATTGCTCGGCCTCGAAATCATCGACGATCTCGAATGCGTCGGTTTTGAGGGCCGTATCCGGTTCCCCGTCGAACTCGTTGTTGTTCTTCGTGCAGAGCCTCATATTCTGATGCGAATAGTCCAAACTTATATCCACGACATACGTCCCTTTCTGCGTTTGGAATACCTCCCGATCCCATGAATCGAATCCTACATGCTTGATTTTGATCTTTTCCATACTTGCGATTATTTGAGATTATTTTTCAACCAAACCCTATCGACCTCCCACAAGGGCAGGCCCTTGATGATTTTCCGACGGATCACCTCTTTCATGCCAATCAAATCGGCCGCTTTGATATGGAGGGTAATGTCGCCGAATTTCTGCGCTCTTTCGAGGAGGAAGTCCGCCATTTGGGACTTCCATTCATGCAGGCTTTCCGCCTTGGCCTGTCTCGTTTTATCCATGATTATGCGTTGATTAGGTTCATTATCTGTTCGAGCTTTCTTTCGAGTGCGTATCGCTTTTCGCACTCTTCCGCATATTTCTTATAAAACTCATCGTGCTTGGACTTTTCCGCGTAATACTTATCCTGATAGGACGTTGCGAGTTCGACCTGCCGAGCATAGCTCTCTTTTTGCACTCTGATCTTTTTCTTCAATTCGGCGATTTCGATCACCATTGACCGGGAAAGATCGAGATGCCCTTTCTTGGTGGCGAATGGTTTGCAGAACTCGTCCTTGTCCTTATCCGAGGACATATACACCCCGTTCCATACCTCAAAAATTCCGTCCGATACATTCAAGCCAACTCTTTCGGTAAACTCTTCTCGTGTCATAGCCTATTATAAATTTTGGTCGTTATTTATTACTTATTAAGTATCTGTTTGATGATGCAAATATATAGCCAACTATTATAGTAAGCAACTTTTTTCGCAGAAAAAGTGCGCTCAAAATCAGTCAAAAACGTGTATTTACGGATAACTATATCATAACCACACAGATAATTTTTGTCGAAATTTTAGATACCTAATAGATATTTTTCATTACCTTTGTCCGTAACGATACGTTTTAACAATTTTTTTCGACTATGAAAAAGAAATTTCGCAAGCTCTTATCCGAAAAATGCAAGGATATGGGACTGACTGACAAGGCACTCGACGACCTCGTAGAGATCGGGGCGGAGGGTCTTGCCGACGATGCCTCGGACGAAGACATCGCCGCGAAAGTGGATTCGCTCGTGCCCTATGCAAAGGCAATGCAGGGGGAGATCACGAGGAAGACGCAACGTCCGAAACCGCAATCAAAGAAACCGCAATCCAACGACGAGGGCGAAGATGAGGGCGGAAATGAAGATGAGGCCCCCGAATGGTTCAAGCCTTTCCAAAAAAAATTGACCGATCTCGAAACCGAGAACGCCGCGCTCAAAGCGGAAAAGGCAAAGACCACGCGACAGGCCGAAATCTCGGCAAAGGCTAAAAAGCTCGGAATCCCCGACTACCTGATGAAGCGAGTCTCATTCGCAGAGGATGCAGACCTCGACAAGGAGCTGGCGGATTACAAGCAGGAGTTAGTCACCAACAACCTCATGCCCAAGGAGCAGGCGCATGAAACAGGAAGTAGCAAGGAGGCAATGGAAGCCGACGCCAAGGCTTGGGCCGAAAGTCTTCCCAACAAGTAACAGCTCCGAATCATTCACCCCTTAAATTGATTGCAACAATGGCTATTGATTTCAAGAAAACGCAGCTATCGGGCCACACGCCCGAAATTTGGCGCGGCGAGTGCAAGATTCTGCCGGGCGGCTTCAAGCCGGTGCAGAACTTCCCCGTCGGAACGGTGTTGCATCGGGGAACTCCTATCTATGTCGATTTCGAGGCGATGAGTGCCGCCGTTTGCAAGACCGCCAAGGTTCTCAAAGGAGGCACGACCACCGCGCCCCGCGTCGCCAAAGGGCATTACTTCGTCGCAGGCGACGTAGTAATGAAACTCGGAGTAACCGACAAATCCCCGATCATCAAGTCCATCGACACGGCCAATGCCGAGTACGATGTTCTTACGTTCGCATCCGCCATCGCAGGGCTGGCCGAGGGCGACATCCTCGTTGAAGCATCGGCAGCAGCGGCCGCCGAGGGCGACAATGAAGCCGTCCCCGCCGCACCTCTCTACACGCCGAACATGGTTGTCGGCGCGGTCAAGGAGTTCACCGGAAAGGGCCTCCCGACGATTGATGCCGCATACGAGGCGGTAGTCCTCTATCCGAGCCTGAACTTCCCGCTGCTGGAAGACTGGCTCATCAATCCCGGCAAGGTCTGCCTCAAAGCAAACCCGAACATTCTGTTCATTAAACAGTAACGATCATGCCCGAAATTCTTTATAGTTCAATCTTTGGCGCATTGACGCAGCACGTACAGGCTCGCTTCGATGCCGCCTCGAAACTACACAAGCAGCTTTTCGACAACGTAATCTTCGAGCGTTTCCTCGACTGGGACACCCCGACTATCGGCCTCGACTTCGAGGAGATCATCGGTCAGTACAACATCACGGTAGCCGCACCGACCATCGGCGACCAGTCGAAAGAGGCTATCCTCGGTACTGAGGGACTGGAAACCGTGAAAGAGCGCATCCTCAATCATGCCGTAACGCTGCCGATGACGATTCAGGACTATCGTAAGGTTCTGCAAATCCTCGACAGCAAGTCGCTCCCCGACAAGGCAAAGACGGAGCAGCTCATCAAACTGATGTGGGGCAGTTCGACGACGGTCGTAAGTTCCGTTCTCGCAAAGCTCGACATCCTGTTCCTGCGCCCGCTCTCGAACGAGGGTATCGTCGAACTCGACGACAACATCAACCCCGAAGGTGGCGTGCGCGGCACGATCAACTTCAACCAGCCCGCCGAGAATATCGCGTCGTCCAAAACCCCGTGGACGGATGCCAATCTCGACACGGTGGACTGCTTCGAGGACGTGCAGGGCATCATCGACGCCGCACAGGACAAAACCGTATTCGGCAAAATCCTCTGCGCTCCGTCGCGCATCTCCTACATGTGCCGCAGCAAGAAGATCAAGCAGATGATCTGGGGAACCGACAAATCTGCGAAGATCGTGCAACTGAAAGACCTGAACGCCTATATGCAGGAGAACAGCTACCCTGTTTTCGAGCCTATCCGCCGTCAGGTTCGCATTCAGAAAGGCAAACTCCGCGTCCCCTATACGCCGTGGAACGAGAAGAACATGGTTTTCATTCCCGACGGCAAGCTCGGCATCGTCAAAAACGCATGGGCGAACAACGAGCTGAAACAGGAGGCCGGAGTAGCGTACTCCAACTACGGGCGTATCCGCGTCTCGCAATGGGGCGTGGGCGAAACGCAGGGTAGCAACGGCGTTGAGTTCACCAAGGCCGAATCGCTCTCGTTGCCCGTAATTACGGAAATGAACGGCATCTACACCCTCAAAACGCAGCAGTAGCCGTGGATAACCTTACCGCAACGAGGAGTTTGTGCAATGCGATAGCAAACACATTCTATCCTGATAACGCGACCATCGAATTTGCGCTCTTCAACGAGGGCATCGACGCAAAGGCCGAGGCGACCCCGAAAGACCCTATGATCTTTCGGGTTGCCGCCCGCCTTGTCATCGGATATGTCGAAAACAGCCGCTCCGAGAACGGCGTATCGACCTCCGTAATGAGCGAGGAAGCCCTCAAACAGAGCCTTTCGATTTGGTGCGGCTATTATGGTCTCAATGCGGATGAGGTTCTTTCCGACTATATGCGCGTGATCGAGGACGGCACGCATCTATGGTGATATGAGATACAACGGCACATTGCGCTACGAGATACTCACCGAGGGCGGTATCGACGAATGGGGCGAGCCTATCAAGGCACAATCCGCATGGAGCGAGGCTATCCCCTGCTCCATCAAGACCAACAGCGATAACCGCAAAGGGCGTTACGAAGACGGCGAATTTCGGCAGGCTTCGTTTACGATCCTTGTTGAGTGCATCCCTTTCCCCTACAATCGGGTGAAACTCGAAAGGATGGGCGAAAATCTCGGCGAATACCGCGTGATGAACGCCGAACCTCTCACCACCGTAGGCAGAACTCAAATCGTGGTGTGATATGGCGAAAGTCGCTACCTCGCACGGCAAATACAAGGGCGTCATCGTCAGCAAAACGGACATGCGCAAGCTGAAAGCCGGATTGCAGGCCAAGATGAAAGACATCGTCGCCTTGCTCGTGAAGCAACTCTCTTTCATCGGGGAGGAGTGCATACGAATCGCCCGCGAGAGTGGCAGCTACAACGATATTACCGGCAATTTGAGGTCATCAATAGGCTATGTGGTGCTTGTGGACGGGAAGCCCGTCGTGACGGGAGCCTCGAAGCAATACAGCGGCAAGGATGGCAACGGCGAAGCCGGCCCGCCCGCCGCCGAAGCATTGCTCCAAAGTCTGCAAGCGAAATTTCCGTGGGGCGTGGTTCTGATCGTCTGCGCAGGCATGAAATACGCCGCGTATGTCGAAGCAGTCCACCACAAGGACGTTCTCACCTCCGCCGAGTTGAAAGCCGAATCGCTTGCCAAGAAATTACTCAACGGTCTAATCGAATAGCGAGATGATAAAAACGGAGATGCAGATTGAGCGGGATTTCTATTCTTTCGTCAAGAATAGCGACCTCGGAAAGGCCATCAAAGGAAAGGTTTACCGACCCGAAATGCGCCCTGCCAATGCCACGACGGAGGATTTGATCGTCAAGTTCCTCGCAGGACTTGATGAACAGGTACAAACGGGCGTGGTGATCTTCAATCTCTATGTCCCCGATATACCTCATGCCGACGGCCGGATGGTTCCCGACAAGAACCGCATCGGCAAGTTGGAGGAGCTGCTTCTCGCATTCGTAGAAACCGCAGGTGGTACGGAATACTGGCTCGAAACCGATACGACACCGACGACGATGCGCAACGAGGAAATAGAGCAGCATTTCATATACGCAAGAATCAAGTTTAACCGCATAACAGAATAGGATTATGGCAAAGAAAATCATCATGTCGTGGTCGAAGTGCAAAATCGAAGTCGGCAAGACCGGCGACGACGAGGCGATGGCCGCCACTCTGACCGATGTAGGGACGATCAACGACAAATCGACGACGCTTGCCACCGAGGACGGCGAAACGCTGACCGCAACGGCAACGGGCGGGATCGTGGTTGCCGAAGAGGAGGGCGAGCCGGTCGTTACCCTGACGACCCGCGTCAAGGAGATGGACTTCGACAAGGAAAAGATGTTCAACGGGGCAGAGGTCTCGGAGGACGGCGACGAGCTGACCGTCAAGACCAACGTCGTATCGGACGACTTTTCCGTGAAGCTCACGCCCAAGAATATCGGTGCTATCGGCATCAAGATTCGTCGGTCGCATGTTTCGTTCCGACCGGGCAGCTCCGAGGAGGAAGGATCGTATGTCGATCTCACGTTCAAGGTGCTCGCCTGCTCCGACGGGGAGCTTTACAAGAAGTTCCGCGTCAAGGCCGCAGACTGGGCCGCGCAAGCAGGGGCATAACATCGCAAGATGCTGACAAGCGGAAAGACGCCCTTTGCGGTTGGAGGAGAAACCGCAATCCGGAGGGTTGGCAGAGTGGCTGAATGCACCTCACCGCTAACGAGGCAAGCCGTCAGGCTTCGGAGGTTCGAATCCTCCACCCTCCGCAATTTTATTCAGAATATGGAACAGACTACTATCGAAAGCCGCGTCGCATCGGCCATACTCGAAAGAAATGTAGGGAATATCGAGATTGAGGGTGTCACCTACGAAATAGCGCCGCCGTCTATCGCAACGCTCATCGTCGTTTCGGAGTTCATCGCCTCCCTCCCGATTGTGGAGAAAGTGGAGAAAACCGAGATCGTAAATTCCGTACTGCATCATGCGCGGTTTTTCCGGCCTCTCGGCGACATCGCGGCGACGCTTATCCTCGGAGCGAAGAGCCTCACCGAGGAGCGCGTCGTCGTGCAGGAGAAACGCTATTTGTTCGGTCTCATCAAGCGCAAGAGCAAGAAGAAAATCAAGATCGACAAACGGGCGGAACTCGCCAAAGCCATTTTAGAGAACGTCCGTCCGACGGTTCTGTTCAACGTCGTCGTACAACGGCTTCAAGACATGGAGATCAGCAGTTTTTTCGCCATTACCACTTCCCTGTCAGAGGCGAATATCCTCAAACCGACAAAGGAAGTGGTAAAAGGCTGAACGACAGCATTTGGGCTACCGTTCTCGGAATCGCAAGAACGCTCGGAGTAACAGAGAAATACGCTTTATACGACATCAGTTATGTAAACGCGATCATGTATAGCCGTGCAATGCCGATGCCCGGCGACAAAGGCGAGAACGGCAACGCGCCGCTTTACGATGGCAGTAAAGACGCGAATAACCCTGAAAATTTCACGGATTTCACAGATGACGAGGAGATTGTAAGAATATGAAAAACGACGACGGCGCATTAAGTTTCGGCACGGCGATAGATATGTCCGGCTTCGATGCCGGCATCGAGCAGATCGAGGGGAAAGTCGCTGGATTGACCTCCAATGTTGAAGTTGAGACTTCCAAAATCTCTCAACTGCTCGCCAACGTCCCGACCTTGAATATCGAAGTCGTCACAAATGCGTCGCAATCCCTTTCCACCATCGACACCGCATACGCCGAACTCGACCGAGTGATTGACACCAACCGCTCGTCCGTATTGGCGTTGGAGGAGCAATATCGGCAGCTCGGCTCCGAAATCTCGAATCTCGGACGGCAGGCCGCAACTCCCGCTATTCAGGCCGAATACGATGCCCTCAAACAGCAGCAGACGGCGATCAAGGAGAATATAGCGTTACGCAAGAAAATCGTTACCGAGGCCGAGAAAGTCGGCGACGAACTCTATCAGACCGAACAGCGGTTGAAGAAAGAGGCCGCGGCCGCCGAAAAGAGTGCCAACAGCCAAGTATCGCTCCGCACCCGATTGAGGCAATTACGGGAAGAACTCGTAATGATGGAGGCATCGGGACAGCGCGGCACGGCACAGTATCGCGCCTTGCAGGAAGAGGCGGGAAAACTCACCGACGCATGGGCCGACGCCACGGCGCAGGCAACGATCCTCGCCCATGACCAGCGCGGTATGCAGGGTCTTATTTCGGGACTTTCAGGTGTCGCAGGGGCTTTCTCCGTAGCACAGGGCACGATGTCGCTTTTCGCGGGCGAGAATGAGGATTTGCAAAAGATCATGGTCAAGGTGCAATCCCTCATGGCTATTACCATCGGATTGCAGCAGATACAGCAAACCCTCAATAAAGATTCGGCATTCACCCTCGTTACCTTGAATGGTCTCAAAGAGTGGTGGAACAAGCTCACGGGACAGAGTGCCGTCGAGCAGGCCGCCGAAACCGCCGCGACCGAGATCAATACCGCAGCACAGGTAGCCAATGCAACGGCGACGGCCGCCGATACTGCGGCGCAGACGGCCAATAATACAGCTACCGCAGGAGGGACGGCCGCACAAGTGGCGAATACCGCATCGACAACGGCACAGACTGCCGCGACGACCGCCGGAACCGTCGCTACAAAAGCCATGTCCGTAGCAATGAAAGGTCTGCGGGCCGCGCTCATTTCTACCGGCATCGGAGCATTGGTCGTTCTTTTGGGGTCGCTCGTGAATTGGCTGATGAAAGCGTTTGAGGCGTCATCGAAAGCCGATAAGAAATTCGAGGAGCAACAAGAAATCCTCAAAGCAGGCAACGAAGCCTACATCAAGGCTTCTATGGAGATCGAGAACTACAAAAACAAACTCGAAAGCTTCAAGGGGACAAAAGCGCAGGAGAAAGAAGTTGTCAAAGAGCTGAACTCCAAATACGGGGAGGCAATGGGTTACTATAAAACCCTTGCCGAATGGAAAACCGTCTTAAAGCAAAAGGGCGAGAAGTATTGCGAAATGCTCATGCTCGAAGCACAGGCGCAAGCTCTTTTGACAAAAACGACCGAAGCATATATCAAGCTCCAAGAGGTCAGAGCAAAGGCCGAAAACGGCGATTTCAACAAGTGGTGGCGTGGAAAGCGCGGAGATAATCGTGCAGCGCAAAAGGCCATAAATGAAGCGCAGGAAGAATACGAAAACTGGAAAAAACAATGGGGAGAGATACAGGAAAAAGCATCTCAGTTCAAAAAAGATAACGACCTCGATTTCCATATCGACCCGTCCAAAGACAAGTTCGACCCGAAAAAGGCGGCTCTCACGCAAAAGAAATCCATCGAGGAATGGAAGAAAGCGGTCAAGCAGTATATCAAGGATGCGCATAGCGAGATAGCCGACTATACGATTGAGGCGATGGCAGAGGGACAGTCCAAAGAACTCAATCAGATAGAACTCGATACCGTCCGCAAGCGTAATGCGTGGCGTCAGCAGTTGCGCCAACTCGCCAAGGTTAGGCAGGATGCCGAGAAGCAATATTACATGTCGCAGAAAGGCGCGACGGAGGTCAAATGGGCCAATTCCAAGCGCGGCAAGATGACTATCGACGATTACGTCAAGGAGTTACTCCAAGACCCTAAAATCGCCGAGGAGTTCAATCGCGTATTAACGGCCATCACAGAGCAGGGAGAGCGGGAAAAGGCCGAAATCCGCAGGAAATACACCGACGCGCTGATTGACGAATACGGCACGGTCGAGCAGAGGATCGAGAAACTCAATCGGGAGTGGGCGAAGAAACTATCCACTATGCCGACCGAATACCTGCACAACGCGATTAAGCAGATGAACGCCGAGTTTGCCGCATTGGAATCTGCGGATTTCAAAAAGTCGATCAACTGGGAGAGCGTATTCGGCGACCTCGGAAAACAGTCGTTATCGACCTTGCAATACAACCTCGACAAGATCAAGGCTTATTTCGCCTCGAACAAGGATTCGATGGGCGCAACCGAGATCAAGGACTATCAAGAAGCGATTACCAAGATGGAGGAGGAAATCGCCTCTCGAAACCCCTTTGTCGCCCTGCACAAGTCGATCAAGGACATAGGCAACGCCAAAACGGAGTTCGTCGCCGCATTGCAGGCATGGCACGACGCGCAGGATGGGATCACGACCGCGCAGCGGGAATACAACGAAGCTCTCGCCGTCGAGCAGGCCCTCCGCGAGCAGATTGATTTGGGTACTCTCACGGAGGACAGCGATAAGTACCGCGAAGCCGAAGAAAACCTGAAATTGGCGAAATTCCGCGTTGCCGAAGCGACGGAGCGCAACTCGCAGGCTGAACAGCGGGCATTATCCGCACGTAATAATATCACCGTTTCCTACAAGAATTTCGCAACGCAACTGCGGGCTGTCGGAGGCGTGATTTCCGGGATCGGCGGCCAAGCGCAGAACCTCGCGGCGATATTCTCCGATGATGTCGCAAATGGTATCGGCAAGGCCCTCGATACTATTGACGCGGTATTGGATGCCGCATCGACTGTCATGGATGCCATCGGAGATGTCGGCAAAGGCGTCGCCGAGGGCGTAGAAGCTACCGTTGATGCAACGGCACAGGGTGCAACGGCCGCAGCAGCAGCCGGAGCCGCCTCTATATCAACCATCGAGAAAGCATCGGTTATCCTCGCCGTTATTTCGGCGGCTTTGCAGGTCGCTACGGCCATCGCCAACCTCTTCAACGATGACGATTCCAAGCAGAAAGAAATCGAGAACCTGCAACGCCGCATCGACCAACTGCAATGGGAACTCGACAATGCCGATACCGTCCGCTTGCAGAATAATGTCGGGGATGCCGTGCAGAAATTGAGGGACATCTACGCCGAAACCACGCAGGAGGTATTGCGTCTGCATCTCACATCACAGCAGTACGGCAACTCATGGACACGGATGATCGCCCGGATGCGCTACGATAGCGAGGTATATGAGAAATCCATCGAGAAGATTGCCGATGCGTATGCAAAGGTAGCCTATACCGCCGATAAAGCCCTCGGAGGGAAGAGATACGACGAAAGCCGCAAGCAGCTCGAAAACCTTGCAGAGCAGCAGATACTCATTCAGAAACAGATCAATGAGGAGCAAAGCAAGAAAAAGACCGATCACGGCAAGATCGAGGAGTGGCAGCGACAGATTCAGGAGATCGCCCAAGAGATGGCATCCATCATCAACGAGATGCTGGAAGACATCATCGGCTATACCGCCGCCGACCTTGCCTCGGAACTCGGAGATGCTTTCTTCGAAGCGGCCAAGCAGGGAGAGGATGCGATGGAGGCATGGCGCAAAAAGGTCAATGATATTGTCGCCGATGTTCTGCAAAGGATGCTCGTACAGAAGTATTTGGAAGAGCGTATCGGAGGCATTTTCGACAGATACAAAAAAGAATGGTTCGGCAATGACGGCTCGTTCAAAGGCATCGACGCCGTGATCGGTTCGATGAATGGATTTGCCGGAGAACTCAATCAGGTCGGAGAAGAGTTCAACGCGATCTATCAAGGTCTGTCCGATAGCCTTAAAAATTATTTCACGGGAGATGCCGAGCGCGAGGGAATGAGCAAGGGGATCGCCACCGCGTCGCAGGATAGCGTCGATGAGAACAACGCCCGCCTGACGACCATTCAGGGGCATACCTATACCCTCGTACAAGGCATGAATGACCTGAATCGCACGAGCAATGCCGTCCTCGACAAACTGACGGGCATTGAGAAGAATACCTCCGAGGCCAACGACAAGCTCGATAGGGTCGATAAGAATATCAAGGACATCAAAAACACGGTTGATGATATTGACCGGAAAGGATTAAAACTCCGCAGCTAAATGAAAGAACTCATCAGACGAATACAGAGGGAATGGAGGGCGGCCAAAGATGCCGCCCAAGCCCAATGCGCCGATAGCGGGCAGTATGAAATGGCCGCAAAACTCGAAGCCTGCGACATGTTCAAAGGCGACGAGACATTGGAAGAGTTGATCGGGCTGATGTTCTCCCCGCGAGGGGTCGAATTTATGACGGCCTACAACTTCCCCAACATCGCCACATTCAGACGATTCAAGAAGTACCACCCGGAGCGATACGGGGTATATATCGACAGTGGCGAAATCTCGCTTTTGGAGGCTCGGAAAGTCTTTTTGATAGGAGATACCACCGCCGAGCTGAAATACCGCGAAACCGCCGGAAATCGGCTATTCCTAATGTGCGGAGCAAAAGCCTCCGTCGCGGCATCGGGATATGCGGTCGTCAAGGTCGAAAAGGATAAGGATTCCGAGGTGAGTTACATCGTTCAGGACAACGCGAAAATCCTATGGTAGGCAAGCTGTTCATAGACGGACTGGATGCGTTCAGCGAATACGGCATCTTCGTAGAGCAGTACGGGTACAAGGCACTCGTACAGATGCCGTCATTCAAAAAACTGAATAGCACCGAATGGCCCGAATATGACGGCGAGGAAACAGATCTCTCTAATCCGATCCTCGACAGCAAGACATTCTCGATACCGTTTTGCATCACCGATATTTTGAGCGCGAGCGATCTGTTCGAGGTGCTTTCCGATGGGGCATATCATATCTTCGACTTCGCCGAACTCGGCAAGTCCTACAAACTGCGGCTTCTGACCAATCCCGCATTGTCCGCCAAAATCCAGCTCGGAAAAATCACGCTGAATTTCGCCGATGACTTTCCGCCCGTCTATCCGACCGATGAGACGGACATCGAGAGCCTGAACGAGTACAATACGCTGCTGAATCAAGCTCCCTATGCAACAGCCCCGACGGGCTTCAAGCAAAACGGCTACGAGATGGATGATGTCGATTTTTCCCGCTTCGGGGTCTATGTCCTCGACGGCACGGATCGGAATATTCAGAAAGCCCCGAATGTCCGCGAGAATCTGAAAATTGATGTAACCAATCGGCCCGGAGTGGACTATGACGGAGAATCGGTTTTCTACAAGGCGAAAGACGTTGCGATGAAGCTCTTTATCTATGCCGATAGCATCGCTCAATTTTGGGAACGCTGGTATGCGCTTTTCACCGCCCTGCTGAAACCCGAATTACGCAAATTATACAACGACAACACTTTGGAGGAGTATAATTGCTACTACAAGAGCAATACGGTAACGCGATTCGATATTCGCCGCAACGGGCGGGTGTGGTGCGAGTTCACCGTAACCCTGACCTTTCCCGATTCGCGGCCCGACGGTAATTACTGCGTATTGGCGACCGAGGATAAGGATGTCGTGATAACCGAGCCGGAAGAGGGCCTCATCGTATTTAGAATTTAACTCTACAAGGATATGATAAAGAAGAAAATATCGGAACTCCCCGAATGCACCTCATTCAAAGGGCTGTGGACTATCGGCGTCGATATATTCAACAAGAGCGTCAAGGTGTCGCTCGAATATATCCAGTCGGTCGTCGAGGGGATGAAGTCGGCGACGAAAAATGCGACCGATGCCACCAGCGCGGCAAACTCCGCAGCGCAGACGGCCGATAATGCCGCGCAAAGGGCGCAGGCTGCTACGACCGCCGCCAATACCGCGACGACGAATGCCAATAATGCCACCGCCGCCGCGATTGAGGCGAAAGAGGATTGCGAGGAGGTGATCGCCGCCGCTGCGGAATTGGAGCCGCTGAACCTCGTACCTACGGCGATGACGGTAGAATACCCCTCGCGCCTGCTGGTCGGCAATATGGCGGAGAATTTCATCCGCGCGACGCTCGCTCCGGCAAGTGTTAAGCCGAATGTGCTGTTCCTCGGCGATGACAAAGCCGTATCGGTAACTCCCGACGGGCGTATCACGATCCTCGCCGCCGGGATTAGCATCATCCATGTCATCCCGACCTGTAACGTAGCCCTCTACAAGACGATTCAGATCAAAGTTTCGGAGCCTACGGTCAGATTGGTAACGCTCTCGTCGATCCGCCTCACGGCAAACGGTAATTTCAGGTTCAATTAAAACAACATCAAACTATGGGAAGACAAGGTTACATCAGCGAATTTATGAACGGCGGGCGCATCCTCTCGCATGGCAAGATCGAAAGCCTCGCAAATGGGTTCAGCCTGCCGAATGACGCACTGTTCTCGCTCTACATCAGGCCCAAATACAGCAGTTCCAGCGTGGATGCCGTATTGAGCGTAAAATGCTATCAGGACGACGAGTTTTCCGACGCCCCGGTAGTTCTCAACGACTGGTCGCCGATGGCGATAAAAGCGATTGCGCCGAATGCGGATTTTCTCAACACTCACGACCTCTATTGGGGTGCTGGAACTTACGTCGAAAAGGTATGATCGCATCGGTATTCATATCCCTATCGCGGCGGTTGCGCCAATGGGCGGCATCCCGTAAGCAGAAGAAAATGCGACTGAATACCGCATCGTCGGTGATGTTCATCGCAACGAAAGGTAAAACGGTTTTCAAATTCTTAAACAACAAATAGTTATGACAGCAGCACAAGAAGCTATCCTCGAACAGATCATCGAGGCTTTTCAGAACGGCAAGCGTTTGAGCGACTTGCCCGACGTATCGGGGACTAACCCGTTCAATCTCATCTGCGAGGTATTGGAGGACGGCGAGAGCAAAAAGGCCGCGCTCGCAACGCTCCTGCCGTACATGGAGGAGGAATGCAGCTACGGCATCGAGTTCGACACCGCCGTATCCTCGCCTGCCTGCACCCGTATCGGCAACCTCTCCCTGCACAAGAGCCTGCCGATCCACAGCCGGATGAAAGGCTGCCTGCTCAACGACGACGGCGAGGTAGTGGAATACCTCAATCCGTCCAACTGGACGGGGCAGACGCGCGACGGCTCGCGGGGGCAGGTCATGGTCGAACTTCCCATGCACTACCGCAAATTCGAGACGGACGGCACGAAACGGCGGGTGCGTATCAGCGAGTACCCTCTCCCCGGCTATCATCTTGTCGGGAAAAGATACGTTTCGGCGTATCAGGCTACCATACAGCGCAGCACGACGACCCTCTGCTCGGTCGTGAACATGGATGCCGATTACCGCGGCGGCGGGAACAATACGGCGTATGACGGAACCTATCGCACGCTCCTCGGACGCCCGGCAACAACGACCTCCCGCACCAATTTCCGCAATTACGCCCGCAAGCGCAAGGCCGGTTCGACGGAATGGAACTGCATGACCTACGACATCCAAAAAGAGCTGTATTGGCTCTTCGTCATCGAATATGCCACGCTCAACTCGCAGGCGACGTTCAATGCGGAAAAGGACAGCAACGGCTATGCACAAGGCGGCCTCGGAGCAGGTGTAACGAACATGTCCGATTGGAGCGGATTCAACGGCTATTATCCGTTCGTGCCGTGCGGCCATACCGACGAACTCGGAAACGGCACGGGCGAGGTAGCATACCCCGTCATCAATGAGGACGGATCGACCCGATGCACGGTCATGGTTCCGCGCTATCGGGGTGTCGAGAATCCTTTCGGTCATGTTTGGCAATGGACGGACGGCATCAACATCCGGATCAGCCCGACCGAGGAGAATGGCGGCGACGGGTTGAGCAAGGTATTCGTCTGCACCGATCCGGCCAAATTCTCGGATAGCGGTTACGACGGCTACGCCCATGTAGGCAACGAGGCCCGCGCAGAGGGATATGTCAAAGAGGTGATTTTCGGCGAGGGAGGAGAGATCATGCCCTCCGTCGTAGGAGGCGGTTCTTCGACCTATTTCTGCGACTACCACTATACCAACATCCCGACGGCCGAAGCATTGCGCGGTGTCCTGTTCGGCGGTGCTGCGAGTTCCGGCGCGAATGCCGGTTTTGCGTGTGCGTATTCGTATTACGCGCCCTCGTCTACGTATGCGAATGTCGGGTCTCGCCTTTGCTTTATCCCCGCATAACGGATAACGCCACAGAAAACACGCTCGGCCAATAATTAAACGATACGACAATGGAGAATAACCATAATCCGATGGAAGATGACGGTTCGCTGGATTTCCTGAAAATCCCCGCCGACGAAACCAACAAGCATTTTAACTGCCCCGAAACAACGCAGCAGAAGTTGATTAACCTCACCTTTTGGGTCTGCGACTACATCGAAGGAGTGAAAACGAAGTTCGGATCAGATCGGACGCTCGTCAAGATCAAGATGAATCGGGACGACCCCGACCGCGACGCACGCAAGTTCTTCACCAATTCGCGGGAAATCAAATATGTCCTCGCCAAGATTCGGGAGATGGACAAATTCCCGCGACGGGTAACGATGCGGGCATCTGGAACGCGGTACTACTTGGAGTAATGGATGTATAAAGGTTGGTTGCTCTTGCGGTGTCCTGTTCAGCGGTAATGCGAATAACAGCGCGAATGCCGGTTTTGCGTATGCGAATTCGAATAACACGCCCTCGAATACGAATGCGAATGTCAGGTCTCGCCAATGATTTTCAGAAAGGTAAAAACATAAATTTTGAGAGCAACGACCCTGCCTCTCGGCAAAAAATATCACCTCAAAAAGGAGTTAGTAGGCGGTTTCGGGCCTCCCGAACTGCCGAACGCCCCGAATATGAAAAGCAAAGCGTCGAAATGAAGCGCATAGGAAACTTATACGAAAAGATCATATCGCTGGATAACCTCCGCCTCGCCGATGAAAAGGCAAGGCGCGGGAAACTCCGCTCGTATGGCGTCTTACTTCACGACAAGAACCGTGAAGCGAATATCCTTGCCCTGCATGAAACGCTGAAAAATCGTACATTCAAAAACTCCGAATACAGCACGTTCACGATCTATGAGCCGAAAGAGAGGATCATATTTCGATTGCCGTATTACCCCGACCGCATTCTGCATCATGCGATCATGAATATCCTCGAACCGATATGGGTTTCGGTCTTCACGAAAGACACGTATAGCTGCATCAAGGGGCGCGGCATTCATGGAGCGATGCGGAATGTCAAGAGGGCTATCAAAGACCGGGAAAACGCCCGATATTGCCTCAAAATCGACATCCGGAAGTTCTACCCGTCGATAGACCACGACGTATTGAAAGCCATCATCCGCCGCAAAATCAAATGCAAGGATACGCTCGCCCTGCTCGATACGATCATCGACAGCACCGACGGCGTGCCTATCGGCAACTATTTGAGCCAATACTTCGCAAACCTGATGCTCGCCTACTTCGATCATTGGATCAAGGAGGAGAAGCGGGTGCGGAACTATTTCAGATATGCCGACGACATGGTATTTCTCGCCTCCACGAAAGAGGAGCTGCACATCCTGCTGGCCGACATCAAGAAGTATCTCGCGGCCTTGAAATTGACACTGAAAGGCAATGAGCAGATATTTCCGATTGCCGAGAACCGGGCGGACAAGCACGGGCGCGGCCTCGATTTCGTCGGATTCGTATTCTACCACAACCAAACGCTCATGCGCAAATCCATCAAGCAGAATTTCTGCCGCATGGCCGCGCGTCTGAATAAGAAACTCAATATCAGCGCGAGAGACTACAAACAGAAGCTATGCAGTTGGTACGGATGGGCGAAAGTCTCCAATTCAAAACATTTGTTAAAAACCATCATTAAATCGCAATTCTATGACACGTTCGTATTACGATGCAAGGCCGTCTAAATTCGAGGCCGTAGGCAACGGAAGCTACATCTACCGTTGGGATATTCAGGAAGAGGACGCCCCGCAGCAGATCATGGCAGAGGGCGAAGATCAGCCCGCCGCCGAAAGTTCGCGCACGCAGTATTCCTGCTATGAGGTAATCGTATGGGCTTCCGTATCGAGCAACAAGATCACCGAGGCCGCCATCCGTGCAATGTGGGATGCCAACTACGAGCAGAAGCTCATCAATGAGTACAACGCCGCCAATCTCGGCGTATATGGCGGCTCCAAGTCGAGCGACGAGGCAAAGGCGAAGATCGCCTCATACAAGGACTTTCTCGCAGCGAGAGCCACGTTGAAAGCCCAAATCGACGCAGACTGCGCCGAGCTGAACATCGAATAAAATCAGATCATGCTGACCCTGCATTTCAACAACACGACGTTGGACGTACAGGAGAGCGATAGCAGTTACCGCTATCGCTCCCTCATGTCCAAGCCGCAACTCGTCCTGAAATTCTCCCTATCGGAATTTGTCGAAATTCCGGTCGGGGCATGGTGCGAGTATCAAGGCGTGAAATACAAACTCGGATCGCCGGAAAACATCAAGAAAAACGGAACCCGCAATATCGAATACACGCTCACCCTCGGAACATTGGAGGACAACATGAGCCTGTATAAGATGCGTAATCCCGTCGATAAACGCCTCAAATGGTCGATGTGCGCCAAGCCCCACGAACTCGTCGAAGCTATCGTCTGGAATCTCAACCAGCGCGACGGAGCCGGAGTTTGGAAAGTCGGCGAATGCCTCGATGCGGCGGAGCAGACGGTCGAGTTCAACCACACCTACGTCGATGCTGCATTGCAGGATGTCGCAAACAAATTCGAGACCGAGTGGGAAATCAACGACTATACGATTTCATTGCATAAAGTCGAGTATTTCAAGGATGATCCCCTGCCGCTCGCATACGGCAAGGGTAACGGCTTCGAGCCGGGTGTCGGGCGCACCACGCAGAGCGATGAATTGCCGATCAAACGGCTCTATGTTCAGGGCGGAGATCGTAATATCGACCGCTCAAAATACGGCTCAGCGGAATTGTTGTTGCCGAAGTCGCAGACGCTCGTTTATGAGGGCCGCATCTATCAATCCGACGCAGAGGGATATTCCATCGAGCGCATCGACAAAGTTTCCGATGCAGTCAAGGAGGACAGCCTCGATTGCTCCGAGATATACCCCTCGCGCGTGGGAACAGTATCGGCGGTCGAGTGCATCGACGCAGGAAAGAATTTCTACGACATCATCGACAATTCCATCCCCGCAGAGCTGAATTTCAACGATTATGTCATCGAGGGCGAGACGGCGACGATCATCTTCCAAAAGGGGATGCTCGCGGGCGACGACAAGCAGTTCGAGTTCAAATACAATCACTCGGAACGCCGCTTTGAACTCGTGCCGCAGGAAATCGACGGGGTTACGATGCCGAACGAAACATTCAGTCCCGCCGTCGGCGACACCTACGCCATTTTCGGTATCATGCTGCCGGATTCCTATATCTGTAACAATACGGATAAGACTGGGGCATCATGGGATATGTTCCGCGAAGCGGCCCGCAAGCTCTATGAGAACGAAGACCCGAAATTCACCTTTACCGGCACTCTGCAAGGACTATGGGCGAAAAAGAATTGGCTCCGTGTCGGCGGGCGGCTGAAAGTCGGCGGATATGTTCTGTTCACCGATGAGCAGTTCGCCCCCGACGGCATTCCGATCCGCATCACGGGTATCAAGGAATTTCTCACCTCGCCGTATGCTCCCGTCCTCGAAATCTCAAACTCGGTTTCGGGCAAGAGCGTATCTTCACAGCTTCGGGAGATCGGGCAAAATGAGGTGGCGACAGATAACAGCATCCGCAACGCCGTAAGCTATACCAAGCGTCGGTTCCGCGATGTCAGGGAAACAATGGCGATGTTGGAGGATTCGATGCTCGACAACTTCACGAACTCCATCAATCCGCTGACCGTGCAGACGATGATGATGCTCGTCGGGGATGAGAGCCTGCAATTCCGGTTCGTCGCCAGCAAGACCGACCTCACAGCGGTAGGCGACGGTATCACCTACGACAACACGGCGAAGCAGTTGCATATCCCGCACGGATTCATCCAGCACATGACGCTCGGCATCGGCACGATCTCGTCCTCTCATGCCGATTCGGAGTACAAGGTTTGGGAGATGAACGAATACCTTTCGCCGTACCTCGACAACGGAGCAAAGAAATATTATCTCTATGCCAAAGTCAGCCGCACGGACACCACCGTAAAGGGCGATTTTCTCCTATCTGACAGGGCGATCAAGATGACCGATGTCGCAGGGTATTATCATCTGCTGGTCGGCATTCTGAACAGCGAATACGACGGCGAACGAAGCTATGTTTCGCTCTACGGGTTCTCGGAGATTCTGCCCGGTCGGATTACGACGGATAAGATCGTATCGTCCGACGGCAAAACATATTTCGACCTGCTGCTGGGAGAAATCGGAGGCAATATCAAATTCATCGCCTCGGATGGAAGCCTGAAAGATGTTGCCGACCTCGAACGGACAGATTTGGATTATCTCAAAGAGGCTTTCAAAGATGCAACGACCGAAATAGACGGAGGTGTTGCCCTTTCGGGATTCGTGGGAGTGAGAGACGCATTGAAAAACGTAATAGCGGCTCTTTGCGGTTATAATCCGACCTCCGAGGATGACTACCCGTTGATATTCGCAGGAGCGCAACAAGGGAATGTAGAGTATTACGGATGGACAAGCAATAGCTATACCCATATCTACACCCAAAGCGCGACGCCGAGC